ATAGCTTTGCTATCAAGTGGGATAGCTTTGCTATCAATTGGGATAGCTTTGCTATCAATTGGGATAGCTTTGCTATCAAGTGGGATAGCCTTGCTATCAAGTGGGATAGCCTTGCTATCAAGTGGGATAGCCTTGCTATCAAGTGGGATAGCCTTGCTATCAAGTGGGATAGCCTTGCTATCAAGTGGAACCAATTATTGGCAGAATTCTGCCCCAATTTGGTGCAAATTTGTTTCACGATGTTTCAATTATGTTTCAATTATGTTTCAACTTGAAACATTCTGTATAGAATTCTATACAATAGTTAAAAAACGCCCAAAACTTTTTCGGTATCCGAAACAAATTGTGGGTATATATGTAGAAAGGTCTGCAGAATGCGGTAGCATTCCTTTCTACATGGTTCAGAATGCTGAAAGGAATGCTTCAGAATGCGGTAGCATTCCTCTTTGCATTCTGTATTATTTCTTTAGGTGTTCCCATTGTTTGTTCAAATATATGTTTTTATCATGATGACATCTTTTTATCATGATGACATCTTTTTATCATGATGACATCTTTTTATCATGATGACATCTGTTATAAAGCATTCCTTTTTGTTACAAAGTTATTATAGATCGTAATTTCTGATCAGAATGCTTTAGCATTCCTATTGATTGATGACATAATAGGAATACCAAGGTATTCTGATTTGTAATGTCATGTAAGTGGTTGTGCAGAATGCTTTAGCATTCCTTGTAGCATTCCTTCAGAGAGCCATTGCAATCTTTGCTGGAATTCCAGCGAATTTTTGCATGCCATTTCTGGAACAGATGACATCAGGTCTTTTTTAAGTTGTTTTAAAGTTTCTGATGACATTTTTTGTTTTCCAATTTTGTTTAAGTTGGTTTATTATACACAAATTTTCGCAAGATGTGTAAAATATTTTACCATTCACAATTTAATAGTTCGCAGGGCAATTCTTCGCCATCTGGTAAATCTTGATTATCGATGCATGTAGGACATGCATTACAAGAGAAGCAGCCGCCACAGCCGCAATTTTCGCCGCCACAATTGCAACAATTGTAAAGGTCTGAGCATTCGTATTTTTTTACAATTTTTGGTTTGTTTGTTACTGGTTTGAATGATTTTGTTGATGGTTGAAACATGGTATTATTCCTTATTTAAATTATGTGTATATTATACAATTTCTTTTTGCAATTGTAAAGAACAATCTTTAAATAGGAATGCTAAAAGGAATGCTACCGCATTCTGAAGCATTCTGAATGGCAAAAAAGGGATGTTTATAATATTTGATAAGGTTTGTTCCATTTACCTATGTTGACATCGAGGTAAAAACCGATATCAAAATAATCTGATTGAATATCTGAGTTATCATAATTTTTACCTACATTGTTTGCTGTTGTAATAATTTCATGCAGGCATTTTTGGCAATCGCCGTTGAAATGTTTATTGTACCAATAATGGTTGACATGTAGTTGATCTTTTGCTTGATTTTTTGTTAGGTTGTTATAATTTTGAATAAAGTCTAGTTTACCTTTATTAATATTGATAACGAGTGTTGAGTTGTTGTCAATGCCTAGTGACGCTTTTAGGCCATATTTTTGAAAGATTGGTTTAAGAGCTGCATGGATTAATTTTTTGGTATCTTGGTTGATGTAGGCCATTGTTTTGTTCCTTTTTGCAGAATGCGGATGCATTCCTTGTTGTTTGTTTGTTTGTTTGTATGCTGTAAATTATAGACTAATTTTGAATAAAGTCAACACCATTTTGTTGTAGTATTGATTTAAAAGTTTCTTGCAGACCTTGAAACGATTTTTTGCCCCATGAGGTATAATAGAAACCATTTTTATCAATTTTTATGGATAGAAGGTCTATCATAGAGTTTGTATAATTTTGCAATTGTTGTTGGTTCATTTTCTTTTTCCAATTTTGTTTAAGTTGGTTTATTATACTTGTAGACAATTTTATGTCAAGCTATTATTGTAATCCTAAAAATTTTATTTCATCTGGTGTCAATTTTGATAGAATTCTATCCCGTTTTTGGATATCTGTTAATGCATCCAAATCTTCGATAGATTCGCAAATGTGGTATGTGTGTGCTATTGTTGTTTTCCTAATGCGCCAATGACTAGTGTCTTTACATACTTTTTTTGCATCTGATTCGGTTGTAAAATATGCGATGTGTATAGCACTAATTCCACCACCATCATGAGTATAGACTTCAAATACTTCTGCATTTATTTTATATGTTTGCATTGTTGTATTCCTTGTTGTTTAAAGTATGCGTATATTATATACTAATTTTCGGAAAGATGTAAAATTTATTTTACAATATTTCCGCCATGTCCTAGAATAAAATCGTGATCATTTTTAACAAAGTTTTGAAATTGGCCATTTGGCAATTCTATTCTGAGGCATTCTTTATGTTTTTTGTCAATATAAAATTGTGTAATATTTGTTGCAATTATATGTTGTTTTTGTTTGGTTTTTTTGTTGATTACAGTTAACTTCATTTTTAATAATCCCACTCATAAGATTTTGTGAAATCGTTTTCCCAATCTTTGGTAGAATAATCTACCGAAATGGATTCTGAAAAATCTGATGCCAAATCGTTGAGATTAGTTTGTTCCAATTCTGGGAAGTCTACTTCCGAGATAATTGAAGAATTTTTTTGATTTGAATTAATGGTCATGATTTTGTTCCTTTTTGCAGAATGCGGATGCATTCCTTGTTGTTTGTTAAATTATGTGTAAATTATAAACAATTATTTGTACATTGCAAGGATTTTTTTCACAGTTGATTGTGAAAAAATATGCACTCCGTCACACAATTCTGTGTAGAATGCTGAATAATCATATGTGCCGGTAACGGTAATATATTGTTCCCGCATTGATGCATATCCCTCAACAAACTGTTTTAAATCTATCAAGCTGGTAAAATTGTGTGTGACTTCTGTATCAGTTAAAAAAGTAATTTGGTACAATGGTTGATATTGATTAACAAATCGTGTTAAATCCAGGTCAATTGCTTGTGTTTTGAATACTTCAATAGAATTTTCGACTGCTTTGATATAATTGAGTGGTGCATCTGGTTTGTCGTATAGGTCTTGAAGCAATTCTGTTAAGACTTCTAACGTGGTGAATGTTGACATTGTTTTGTTCCTTTTTGTTTGTTGAAGTTGGTTTATTATACCAACATTTTAAGGATATACAACAATTTTTCTACAATTTTTGTTTATTGATAATTGATTAAATTTTGTCCAAAAATCTTGGCAAGAAATCTTGCAAGACATTGGCACCCAATTATTTGACAAAAGTTGTTCATATGTGATAGTATGGTTATTCATATTGATACAATTGTTTCTGCATGTTGGTAGTATGTATTTTTCCATCCAAATTTTGTTCTGTATGCATTTGATACATATTCGCCTGTAGTATATTTTCTATATCCACCATTTGTGCGGGAAATAACTTTATTTTCACCAGTAAAAACAATTTTTGTTGCTTTTTGATATCCTGCTCTTCTGGCTACAATGTTTGCTTTTTTTTGTTGTTCTTTGGTAATATTATTCATTATGATTAGTCCAATTTATTGGCGCATTGTAATGCATGCATTAAACATTCGCCCAATTCTTTGCAGGCTTCTGCATAGTTGAGATATTCTGAAAAATGTGTTCCATATTCTATGGCAAAGCAATTAACAGAATCTTGTTGTTGTGATGGTAAACTTGAATTCATTCTGTACAATTTTACATCATATTGACCAGGGGTTTTAAACACTTTGATAATTCTATGTTTCATTGTTGTTTGCCTATTGGTTAAGAATGTTGTTATTATAATTGTATAAAATGGATTGTCAAGAAATTAATTGAATAGCCAATTTGTGTACATCTTCTTTGATTTCCCATTGTTTTACCATAAAATCAAGTTCGCCGCGAATGTTGCAAGACTTGAACAATTTTAGGTCAGTTTGAATTGTAATCAATTCATTTTTCAACAAATTCTGGCAAGTTGACTTGGAAGTTTCTGGCATAGTTTTTGCAAAGTTTATTACAAATTCTACTAATGGTCTTTGGTTCCAATTTTTGTGTTCCATTTTCTTTTCCGATTTTGTTGAAGTTGGTTTATTATAATTGTATAAAATGGATTGTCAACAATTTTTTATGATTTTAAGCACATTCTGTTTGCAAGCATTCGCCATTGTGGGCTTTTCATTATGCTGCCAATTTTTTTGGCTGCTCTTGGCGTAATTTCGCGCATTCTGTCCAAGTTTTCTTCGATATAATTGATCAATTGATCTTGTTGATCTTGTGACAAATCTAATTCATGTATCAAACCATTATACAATACATTAGTCATATGTAAAAAGGATTTTCTTTTTGACTCAAATTTGATATCAAGGTAGAATGATCTTGACATTAGTGCATTAAGATGTTTAGATAATTTTGAACCTTTTTCGATTTCTTGGTAAAAGTCGATATTTGAAATAAAGATTACTGAACCACGATAGTTAAAAGTGTTTGGAATGTCGCCTTCATCATTTACCAATATTTTTTCGGATAACCATGAAAGATGTCTGTTTTCTTTGGTATCCAATGCATTTTTCAACAAATTAAGTGAAACCTCGTCAAAAAATAGTTCGTCCGAATCATCGATTACAATAATTTGTCCTTTATGTCTATATTCATACAATTTTTTGTACAAATTTACTGCTGTACATTTACCATGCACATAAAAAACATTTGGATTGCTTGTACCAAGGGTTTTTTCAACATTGTGACTTTTTCCGATACCTGCATCACCACCCACGATAAAACTGGTTGCAGAACCATTTTTAATAGCTGCAGTCATTATATCCAATGTTTCAAAACTTTGGGAAATTTCCAACAATAATTCGTCATCTGATTTTTCGGCAATTTTGGGCACTTCTGGGGCCATCTGGGTGCGACCCGCACCTATGGTAGCCAAATTTAATTGGTGCCCCACAGTGGGCATAATTTCGACCAATTCTGGCAATTTATACTGACTTCTGGCGACTTTGTATTTGTCATTGGTATAAAACCATTGTGGAACTGGTAGATTATGTTTTTGCGAAACTTGGTTTATTTCTTTCATTGAAAGAATTGCACCATTGCCGAATTGTGATGTAGCAATTTTTACCCATTGAAGACGTTTTTCTGTAAATTCTGATTTCATAATTTTGTTCCAAGTTTGTTAACTGATTTGGTTATTATAATTGTATAAAATGGATTGTCAACAATTTTTTATACAATTAGATGCACCATTCTGCATCATTGTATAAAGGTTCATTATACCATACATGTGCATCTTGACCAAATGCACTTGAAATCATTGGCACAATTTTTGCTTCAATTTGAGATAAAATTGCTTTTGCGTGTGAATTTATATAAGTAGTTGTTTCACATGATTGGTAGTCCAGGCATAGAACCAATTTGTATAACTGAATTAGTGAGCAATCTTTTATAATGGAATTATCCAATTTTTTGTATTTTCTGGCTACATGGTTTTCATCATATCGCCAGTTAACACTTTTTATATTTTCTTTATAAAGAATTGTTGCAATTGCAAGAATATTGTGATCATTTTGATCTAATTGATCATAGAACAGATTAACATAATTGTATGCAATGGTTTGCATATGTTTTTTTGAGCAGATGAATGGAGACATTGTTTTATTCCTGTTTTGTATAAAAGATGGTTTATTGTATCCCTTTCACCAAACTTGTCAACATCTTTTTATACAATTTTATACATTTCCCTGAAAATAAATTTTCCTATATCTTGGCATAAATATTGCTGCAGTATTGAGTTATTCACACAAAATATGAACAATTGTTGTTTATGATCAAGTTATCCACAGAAAGTAACAAACTTGCCCGAATTCGGGCCAAATTGGTTGAAATCAACCAAAGTTATCCACAATTCGCATAAATGAGAACGATTACCATTTTCACATGTATTTGTACAGGGTTTTTGCAATCTTGTGAAACTATTGGAACCAAGATTTATGACGAGATTAGAACAGATTGCTTAACAAACAATATTGTCCAGGTACATGGAAAAGTTGATTTAATATTTGGGTTGCCAAGCAAATTGACAGTTGACTGTCCCATGGTTGTGCATGGGATGGAAATAGAATGGAATAAAGAAGAAACAAAAATTCCTGGTAAACCAGACAGATTGTACCAAGAATTTAGATATGGGAAAGAATATTTGTTTGATATATCTGAATAATTAATCTTTCAGAATAAATTCAAACAAATTTGTATCAAAATAGTGTGGATAATTTGATAATGGTAATTCTGACATTGTTATAATTTCATCTGTTTCCATGTTGATGCCATGTGACACAATTCTTTGATTAGTGTCATTGTCCATATATGTCATAAGAATAATCTTGTCCATATTCCATACCCATAAATTATTAAAAATGTCATATTTACAATAAATATGTTCCAATCTTTGGCACGGAGTGCCCAAATAGCGTACATTAAGGCACCAAGGTTGCCCATGTATACATTCCATGGGTCAATCCCTAGGCTGACACAAATAGCGCCAGCAATGGCGAAAATGTAGCCAAACCATTTAAAAAAATTGTTAATGCTTGTGCATATTTTTCTGGAACTTTTATAAACAATTTTTTATGCTCTTCTTTATAGTACCATCTACCATTTTTAAAAATATAATTGAATTCTTCTTGTTTCAATTGGTTCCGATACTCGGAAAGGGAGTTGAATAATTTTGGTTTTACTTGTTCCCAATCTTCTCCCCTATCTTTGTGATAATATTCACAAACTTTCGTATTTTTATCTAAAACAGACATGTCCCCATGTTGAACTAAATTTTCTACCTGTTCTAATGTAGAATAATGAGTTAAGAGGAGTTTACCATTATGTTCTAAATAACCATCCCAATGGCAATAGATTTGTGAAATTGTTCCATCTGTATGTTGTACTGCAATGGTCGATCTTGTTGCCATAATTATTGTCCTGATTGTATTTAATCATGTAGTGAAAATTCACCAACTAACACAATATCAATTCCACCATGATGATCAATTAATTGTTCAACTAGTTTTATTGGTACATACGCATATACTGTATCAGTTGGGGATTTTGGGTATTTACAATAATCCATAATAAATTCTGGAACAGAACTTGGAAACCCACATTCTACAGAATAATATTCTGTAGCATTAGTAATTCTTGGTTCACAATAATGATATTTACTTGCCTGAATAGAAATACTAAATCCATCTTTACAAGTGATTTTTTTGCACGTCAATTTATCAGTTCTGTTATGTTTAATATATTCGTTCAAATTTGTTGCCATAATTAGTATCCTATTTGTCGATTGGTGGGGTTGGCAATGGCATCCAATGTGTGACAACACCAGTCATGTTCCATACTTCCGAACAAGCCGAAATCCATTCTATTTGGCATTCTTCGCCATCTTCAAAATCATATTGTTGCACAATCGCAGTACGAATTGAATTATAATTTGTATAAACCAATACCACGTTGGATTCTTTTTTCAACCAATCGCTATACATTTCTGGAAGACCGTCTTCCACTTTGATCCAATTGTCAGTCATCATTTTGCCAAAAATCAATTAAAACTTCGTGTTCTTTGTTCAGAACTTCTGAAAATCTGAACACATCCAGTATGGCATAAATTTGTTTTTGTGTCAATGATCTTTCATCTTTACCAAAAATTGATTCGATTATTGGATCGCCATTTATATCTTTGAACATTTGGTTAATTTGGTATGGTTTAACCATTCCTGTGCCGATATAATCGGCCAAAGTGCCATAGCATAATTCCAAAATAGTTTGTTCTGAGCATGGGCCATCCCAGCCAGTATATTCAGAAAATCCTTTTGAAATTTTGTCCAATAATTGTTCATATGTATCTGGATAATATTGTTTAGATATTTTCCAGAGTACTTTACCAATGTTATCAATTTTATATGTCATAATTATTTCCATTCAATTGTTATAGTAAACTCAGACTCATTATATGACACATCATATCCAAATGAAACAATCCATTTTTTTAATTCTGTTCTAACTTGGTATTCTTCATCAGTTAATTTAAAAGTAATTTGTTTAACATATGGCCACTGATCCAGTCTGCGTTTAACAGTATCTTCAAATTTTTTACAGAAATCGCTCGATAACTCGACAAATGCATTACCAATTAATCCATCTTGATATTCTTTTAATTCTAAAGCAGAAATCATAATATATCCAATTCAATTGTGTTTACAGTTCTTTGAACAAAAACCTGTTCCCAATTTTTATACAACATTGTATCAGGAACCTGATCTATAGTTTCAAATAGTGTAGCAATATTCAAATCAGTTGTCAACACATTTGTATCATTTTTTGAATAAAAATGTGTTGGAGAAAGTTTGCTTCGCATAACGAAGCCAGAAAATGTTGGCATAATATATTAAATAGATTTTTGAAGTTTTTCTAGGATAGCATCTTTCAATGCTTGTTGCAAATCTTTTTTACCAATCTTATGCACTTCCGCAATAATCTTTGGTTTAATGTTTGGCAGTTCCTCTGCCACGACTTGGTTCAAATATTTGGTTGCAATATTTTCTTCCCATTCCCATGCATTTTTAGTTTTGAAAATATGAAACTGATTCATTTCGGACAAAATATCTAAAACTTTGTTTTTAAGAATTGTTTCAAGATTATCATCCCAAATATCATCGACCATTTTCCATACAATGTCATATGCAGAATTTGAAATAATTCTGTTCAATTCTTTTTCATCTTTTAATTTTTGAATAGTGGAAGATTGTATATAATCTTTAATAATTGATTTAATTTCATTGTGATCAAAAATAATCGTATACTTCTATTTCAAATTTCATAATTAATTTTCCAAAATAAAATCTGGCACAGGTCTATCTTTCCATTGGTGCAAATGTTTCTTGCCAATTCTATAATAATTTCTATAAGATGTCAAGGAATCATTTGAAACCATGTACTCTGTAGGCATGGCACAAGTCGGTTCTGTAAATGGTTTGGTTTCAATATTGGTTGGTATATTACCAACAAAATGTTTGACTAATCCAATTTTCTGACATTTATGGATTTTTCCATATCTATATGTATATTCTGTACATAATTCATGCAACAAATGTGCTGTCCACAAATAATTTGCTAGGGATGACCTAGCCCAAACTGTGGACGGATGATTGATATGGGTTGCTTTATACAATAATGGGTCCGATATCGGACAAGATAGTTTGTATACAGTTTGTTTTCTACCTTTGACAGATTTGGTTTCAATTTTGGTTCCATCTAGCACACGATGACATGTAGATAATATTTGTGACAATTCTACTATCATTTTTACACAATGTTTGTTTACATGGTATTTTGCACAAGTTTTTGGATTTTTATCAAGGAAGAAAATATTCATAATATAAACTAAATTGTTAAAAGATGGAACAAGTATACATGGTTATCAATATTTGTCAATATCTTTTCAAGACTTCTTGTAAGAATTTGATTCTACCTTCACAATTCCATCTATCAGAAATGTAGAATAGATTAAAGCAAACTGACTCTAAATCGTCAATTGTATCATAATAATAAATTGATGATGGATAATACACATATTTTTCTATGGATGGATGCCTATTTTTGTTTGATTGTTCACAAAGTAGTTTTAAATCTTTAATTTGTACCTGTAAACATTTTTGCAATGCTCTGTTAAATTTTGGTGTTCTAATTTTGTTTAAAATTACTGGCACATCTTCTACAGTTGGAATTTTGTAGAATTTTGCCATGGATTTGTTTACAATTTGGTATGCTGTTTCTGGACGCATTTTTGACTCAAAATTTAATAAGGGATTCTGCTACATTTGTAGATTTTCTTAAAAATCTGTATGTTGCCATAATTGTTCCAAATTGGTTAAAATATGGAACAATTATACATACATTTTTAGATATGTCAACTTTTTGTTATACTATTGCCAATATTATCAATTAATTTGTTAACAATTGTTTTACAAGTTGACCAATCTACCTTACTTCTATTATTTGTGCCAAGATATCCAGACAAAATTTTCAACTCATTTAGAACATGCACCCAATCTGGAGCGCCATCGCTCCCAAATTTTTTGGCTTTTTCTAATGAAACAATTTTAACCAATTCTTTTTTAGTTTCTTGCATAATGTCGTGCAAATATTCCAACCCACCATGTATAGGTTTTTTTGATTCCCAATTATCGGTAAAGGCATATTTTCCTTCAATTTTACAAAATCTTAAATATAATCTATCAGTATTATCCCAAGTCAATCCAGTATCTTTGATTAAATCAACAAATGTATCATAACAGAATAGATCAAAATTTAATATATATAATCTATCTTTTTGTGGCACAGATTCTAGTGACCAAACAGGTGTAATATATTTGCTACCAGTAGCATATTGGCATTCAATAATGTTTACAACAACATCTGTAATTGTTACACATGTGACATATACTGCAGTATATGTTTCCATGAATTTTTTATATGCAAATTCATCGTCCAATGTTCTCCAATTATTGTCACTGCAATGTAAATACAATTCTTTTCTCTTTGTGTTATATTCATCTATAGAAATTTTGTTTCCCAATTTATCAACATAGTGATCAACTTTTTGGAATGTGCTTCTATATTGGATATTATCCTTGTCAGAAAATGGTATGATTACATTTTGATACGTTGTATTTTCTTTCAACGGTAATGGGTCATCATTGACCAAATATTGGTTTCTGGAAGATTGTCCGATATTTTTTAGAACAAGAATGTTTTTGTCTAAAATGTGGATTGCATCAATTTGGTGTACTGGTGGTTGTGTGGTCATAATTTTCTCATAATCAATTTTAACAAACATCCCCTACGGGGATATGCTACGCATGTATGGTTCTATTTGGTTTATCTATTTGAACCAAAATTCTGAACCCTACTTGTTAGGTTAACCTAACCAATTGGTTCCATATGTATACATATTGTATAACCAATATGTTACCAATCCGGCACCAACAATGGTATTGTACCACACTTTTAAAAATCTGTCAAGCATTATTTTACAAAATTTTTACATTTGTTGAATGTATCAATGTTTCCTATTTATCTGCCATTTATATGAAATGTCTTGCATAAAAAAACCCCTGTAGAAAGTATGAAACAAATTCTACAGGGGTTTAATTTTGTTGTCAAATTTATTTTTTACTACATTCCAGTGAAATCGCTTTCAATTGGTTCCTGGCTTTTACATAATCGCCCAAAAATTGCGCTCCTGGCTCGTCTGCTTGTATACCAGTACTATCTACCATGATTGCCATCTGGTTGGGCACAGTGGGCGGAATATACGCCATTTTGCCCAATTCTTGGCAGGTTCCTGCACATCCTGTTAACAAAATAGGAATAAGCATTAAAAATTTATTTTTCATTTGATTCCCTGATTTGTTTGGCCAATTCTGGATCAATTGGTTTAACTTCTTTGTTCATCAAAATTTTAACACTGGTAACAGGATTAATTGATGCACTAGAAGAAGTTGCTGCAGTGGCAACATTATTGAACAAACCAATGATTGCCATAATGGATGAAGAAATTGTGATAAGTTGTTCATTTGATAAATTGAATGAACACCATGAGCAAGAAAATGTATTCAATAGTGCAATACATGCAGAAATGAATACAACGATATAGTTAACAGTTAGGGCACCTGCTTTGCCCCTAGCCTTGTCTGCAATCTCTGTTCCAGATTTTAAAACGCCCAATAGGGCAGCAATTTTGCCCATATTATTCACCCCCCACATATATTAATTAATAAATAGTTATGTATCGCGGAATTGGTCGTTCCCATACATTCTAATTCTAATCGGGAGAATCAGCATGACTATTTATACATCAACAAAAGTATTACCATATGTTTATATGGGAATACATCGCGTAACTGGTCAATTTTATATTGGTTCCAGAACAACCAAGAAACTCAAACTTCCACCAGAACAAGATTTGGTTAAATATAGAACCAGCTCTAAAGTGGTAAAGCCAATATTCGATGAATTTGATTGGCACATAGTTGCAATATTTTTTGATGCATATGACGCATTTAAATTTGAACAAGAATTTATCCAGTCAAAATGGTCCAATAAGTTATTGTTGAACCAAGCAGTTACTAATATTGATAAAGTATTTGTATATAGGGATATTAATAGGTTTGGAGTTAATAATAGCATGTATGGAAAAAAGCATACCATGGAAGCAAGACGAAAACAATCAGAAATAGCTAAGGGAAATAGATCACACAATAGAAATAGTAAATGGTGGACAGATGGATCAATATGCAAATTTCAAAAGGAATGTCCTGGGGACGGTTGGTATCTGGGTGTTATAACTAGGGCATCAGATATAAATTCAAACAATTGGAAAATAACTTCACCAGAGGGTGAAGTTATTTTCCAAAGAAATTTATCTAAATTTTGTAAGACTTATGGATTATCCTACGGGTGTATGTTACATGTAAACAAAGGGACCATGGAAAACCATAAGGGGTGGATATGTACAAAGGTAGAATGATTTAATTGCGAGACAATGCAATCATTTCCTGACATGCCAATTCGATTGCTAAATTAATTAGAGATTTTGGTATTTCTCTATGTGCATCATCAAGTTTAGATAATATAATTTTAAATGCTGCATCGCGTTTACTAGGATCAAATAACTCTGAATAGTTATGTTCCACATATGTAACAACTTCTAACGCAATTGGCATCAAAATGTTTAATTCTTTTTGCCATGCTGATTTAAAGAATGCTGAAATGAATGTTTTTACGGAATTTAAAATATTTTGCCACATAATGATATCCAGTTATTATTAAAATAACTATTTATATCATATGTGGCAAAATTTATAAGTCTTTTACATTAACAAATTGAATAGTATTGTTGGAATTAATTACCATATTTGGCACACAATCATCAATTAAATAATATGTTGTATTGTTGGATTGCAAGTTTGAAATATAATAATAAAACCCCAACCATTTTGGAACCAAATTGATAAAATCAATGTGATCTAAGTAAATAATTCCTTGAAATTGTTTTGTTGCATTAACCATATCTGCAACACTTGGATTTTTTTCAATAAAAAATCCCAAATGATCTTCTAACCATGGTTTTAAATCATTTTCAAATTCATATTTGTCTTCATTTGTCCATATTGCATATGAAAAAATGTTTACCTTATTTGCTTGCAAGGATTCTACATATTTTTTGACCTTGAAGAAATCGTTAATAAGCATATGGTCATGCCAACTTTTTATTAATGTTTCTTCAAGGTCTAGCCAAACAGAAATTTTATTCATATATTTTATCCAAGGTATAAAAGAATACTTTTGTTACCACATATCCATATATAAATCCAAACAAGAAATTATTATCTAATTGCGGAAATTTTTCCGCAATTTTATATACTGATAATACTAATACACATAACCAAATAATAAATGCTGTAATTACATAATATGACTTTTTCATATTTGCCCAGTTGTATAATAAATTAAAAACATTTCGTCCCACAATGAATCATCCAAATCCATTGGATAGGATTCTGGATCAGACTTGTTTTTATCTTTCCATTGTTCTTCGAAACCCCTTAATGCCTTTTGCATGTCATCATGAAATAACTGTAAAGGTATTTGCATTATCTTTGTTCCAATAGGTTGTTTTTATCATCAATTGCACGAACTTGACAATCTCTATAAGATCGCTCCAAACTGTCCAGTACACTGGAAATGATGGTTGAAGAATGGTTTTGAGATTGTTGAACTGTCATCCAATTTTCATTTTGTTTACGTTTTTGATATTTTACCATGATTTGTCCCCTAATTTTTCCAATTTAATAATCGAGTTAAACATGCGTCAACATCATCCTCAATATTTGATATCAACATTGGTGGTGTATTATAGTCCTTTATATGACGAAGAGTGTCAATAAATTGTTTAACTTTGTGTGCATGTTCTGGGGTTTCCCAAAATATAGAAGTTTGGCTTTTTCTATATGGTTGCCAAGATATTGCAACAAATTCACCATCAAAAAAGTATGCATACAATCCAACCATTGTGTCTGTACACATCCATGTATTAAGTGGAAGTTGTTGAATCCTTGCAGAAAATAAACTATATGCGGCACTACAACTATCGAAGTATTCATTGTCATACAAATCATTAGTAAATGATTCTAAATCCCAACATGGTCCAATACTTTGAATATTTTCTGCAATCGATTTTTCAATAATTTTATTCATATTTGTTTACCGTATAATTAAGCCATGTTTGATCTTCTTGTGTAGTTACACTACCCTTTGATCCAAGATATGTGCTAATATAATAACCCTCTTCTTGACAATTGTCAAGCAACCATTGGGACATTTTTTCTTTTGTGTCATAAAATGACCCAGGATATATTACATGTCTGGATTCAACACTTTTTTTCTTGCCAACTTTGTCCAATCCTTTAACGATACATGGAATATCTGTTTGATGAAGATTGGTTATACATTTTGCAAATTGTTCATATGTGAAGTTAACTTCAACAAATTGTTCCCTTGATGCATCATCCTTTATAGTCATTCGAATTATGTCATTCGATGTCCTAGAAATGATTACTTCTGCAGTAATATTTTGGGTATCTTGACTCATTTTTTGTCTCCCGATTTGTTGATAAGTATTATACAGAATTAACCAAACATGTCAACAACTTTATGCAATATTTACCTGATCCAAAAATTATATACAATCGATTGAAACAATCTGCCCGTAAACGGGACATAGATTTTCAATTAACTTTATCAGATATTATACATTTAGAGTTGCCTCTTACGTGCCCCATTTTTTCTATACCATTGGTATATAATAGGGGCAAGGCAATGGATAACAGTTTTTCTGTAGATAGGATTGACCCAAATCGCGGCTATATTGCCGACAATATTTGGGTCATTTCTTGGAAAGCAAATAGAATGAAATCTAATGCCACTTTGGATGAGTTAAAATTATTAGGAAATTTGACAATATAAGTCAAAAATACTCCATCAATTTGTTTTTAACCAAATGTACTTCACGATCATGTAATCCTAAAAGGCTCCAACGAGGTGCACCAGATATATGTTTTATTAACACAATATCTGGTTGAGTTTTAGTTAAATCTACAATCCATGTTGTGACATCATATTGTTTGAACATTGTAATAGTTGCACCATCTTCACAATATTGATCCAATCTTTCTAACAAATCTAGTGGATACATTATTATTCCTAATTTATACAAATAGCATTTGGTTTAAAATCTTCTGAAAATATCATATATTACACCTACTCGTAAACAGTAACCAATTTTTCAACTGGTTTAACTTCTTTCAATGTGTGTTCAATATCATCCCAATTGCATCCTTCATATGAATAATATGACCATTCTGTTTTATAAAATTTTCCATCAAATTTGAAAACTCCATAACAATATTCGCCAGAACCTTCTCCACCCAATTCCCCTTCAATCCATTGGTATTCATGTTGCAACACTTTTTCTGCAACTTCTTTGGTTACATAATCTGGACCATATGTGTTGGCAATATATCCTGTAGACATATCATATACCAGCCCCTCAATATTAGAATCTTCATCCAGAAATTGTTTCAAAGTTGTTAAAATATCACTCATAATTTTCTCCAATTGTTATTCGTATGTTGTTACGTTTTTTGTTACAGTGGTTACTACTTTTATTGATTCTATTAAACATGATTGAATTCCATATGAACAATCTTCCAGGAGTCCTGAAAAATAGGTGTCGGATATTCTAAATATACTCTTAAAGTTACCATTATTATCTGGTATATTCGAGCTTATTAATTCATAATCAGAAAAATATCTATGCCCATACCCTTGTAGAATCATTACTAATACACTGTGTAAAGATACATAAACCAATCGTCTTTCCTCAATGGTTTTAAAAATTAAATCAAATAATTGATCTTTTGTTTCAATTTTATTCATATTAACTCCAATGTTGCCAATGCATGATTAAAATACTGGTAATCAGGCTTACAAAATTCTTTTAAATTCATTATCAAAAAATCATTTGCCCAATTCTTGGTTAAATTTGTTATAGTTTTTTTCAATGCATATTGATAAGCTCTTAGCCAAGATAATTTGTTACCATCTTGAACCAACCATCGCTCAATTGCTATAACAGTTATTTCTTCCCGAAACATGCGTATTTTATCATCATTTGTTAATTTGTCAAATGATTTTTTACTAATCATTACATCTGCACCAGGACGTAAACATTTTGTATAAACTGGTGGATTTGGATATGCAACCAATTCATGCAACCAATCGTGATCATATTTGTATTTTACACCATCTGTAAAGAAATCTTTCTTTGTTTTATCCAAACATAAAAAATCTTTGCTACCATGAACTGTTTCCCAAAATTGTTTTAATTTTGTATACAATTCGGGAACAATTTTACACCCTTTATGGTTTAACCATAAAATATCTTGTAAAGTTTTTTCCCAATGTTGGTTCCAGGCGAAATGTGAACATTTTAATGTGTAAATATGATCTGGTATAACATAATGTAATCCATTGGATTCTACATATTTAAACATAGCATATAAATCTTTAGAAATAATATGATAATCACATTTTTCTTCTGGAATTTTATCACCAATTGAAATGAATATATCCAAATCTTTTGGTTCTTGTCTGTTTAAACCAAAATGTTTTAATGCTGTCGATCCAATGATTATCATAATTTTACCAAAGAGGTTTTGTAGAAAAATTTTCAACCCTGTGTTTAAGATAATGTTGAACAATTATATCATCATTATCCCCCAATTGTTTAAAAATGTTGATTGCTGGATTAAATTGTGGATGTTTACCATAATTGGTGCCAATCTCCCGCAAACTTTTTCCTTCCCATTCTGAAACCAAATTGTAAACAACTTGTGAATAAATTTCAAGCTCTTTTAAAATTATTTTCTCCAAATTTTCAAGAATGTTCTTGCGTTCTGGAGACAGAACTGGTTTCAAATCATCATGTAAATCTTTTGCAATCAGTGTTGCCAAGTTTTTTGCATTGAATTCATCCAATACTCGATGTTTTGCCAAATATGGGTCGCATTTGAGTTTAACTCGTTGCCCAGTTTTCAATACTGCCACAAACCCTTCGATATCACTGTCTTCATTATGGGTTTCATTAATAGCATCAAAGATGGTTAGATTGTCATATTTTTTGACAATGTTTAATGAACAGGAAGTTGCCATAAGGCCCAATAGTTCTCTATATAGATATTCACCATCACCATTAAATCTTGCTGCCAATAATGTTAACTGTGGTTTTGAGCCATAATCAATTACAATCGGATATTTTCGTGTAGTATATTCAAAAATAAATGTTATCATTGGATATGATGTTACCAAGTTGATTAACTCTGGATTATTCCCAAAATCATTCTGGCAAGAGATTGCAACATCTGAAAAAAATGATTTTTTCGTTTTTGCATATATTTGCCCATCAATTGGAACAAATGTAATCATTGAACCATCTACTTTTAAATAAAATTCTGCATCAGTGAAATCCAAATCTTTGGAAAGAGTCCATTGGGAACCATCAAGGTTAAAAAATTTCTCGAATGGTCGAGACACGATTTTGCCATCTTCATCAAATGTTATACCACGACTTTCTAATAATAATGGATCATTAAATGTATCATTATTGTTGTAGATATATGAAACAATATTGAATACCTTACCTGCAACAGTTTCTTGTTTGATCTTGATATTATCTTTTAAAATTCCATTTTCATAATCGATATAATAATTTTGTAGAATTGGTGTCATAATTTACTCCATAATGTCCCAAATATTAACTAAAAGTGTTTGATCAATAATCTTGCACGACCCGTGCCCATGTTTGGTATCAGAATTGTCCAAGTACGAACATTTTACACTAATCTTGGTTTCTGTCAAGAAAAAATATTCTTCTAGTTCCAAATGTGGGTGATTTATTGCCAACCATCTTTTTAGTATTGGTTCCATTATTCTGCCTCAAATTCTTTTTTTAATTCCAGGTATTGTTTTTTTCGCAATTCTTTTTGTCTGGTTGCTTCAAATTCTGATCTATTGATCCGAAAATTGTATTCAGAATCAGTTTCAAATCTGGTAAATATTATAGTTGACTCTGTATAATATTCGCATGAACAAATATAAAATGTTGCCTCTGGTGATTCTGTTTTATATTTTGTGTTATAATCATTAACAATTTTTTCTACGGCAGTGGTTAAATCATTTAACCCTTCTGCAACAGGTTTTCTATCCAACAAATAATTTAAATTAAAATCTACTTCATATGTTATTTTTATTTTACCTATATTATTGTCCATAGTTATTTCCCATCATCGTATTGCATCATTAGTTCCAAAGCCATTAGATACATTAGTGATCCATGGTATGTATCAGTACATTTGTAAGATTCTTTAAATGCAATTTCTGCAATTTTGTGTGGGTCATCAACCGGTAGCCCATGTTTTTCAAATTCTCTGATTGCATTGATCATATTATTAATATCTGTCATACCCTTCCCCATAATTTATGATATCAATTTGTTCCAAAATATCTTGATGGGAAAATAATGATATCGATATTATAAACCCAATGATTAGTACTAATATTAGTTTTTCAAATTTTGTCATACAATAATTTTAATACTGTTAATGTTACAAATAATGTACCAAATATTGAATATGTTAACAATGGCGGAACCCAGTTGGCCATTTTCTGTGTGCTGTAATATAAATCCATCCAGTCACTACGAGATTTTTTGTAATACTCAATAAGGTCTGTTTTTAGGCCAATAAGTTCATTATGCTTATCCAATAGAATCATTTGCGAAACAATCTTTTCATGGTCTTTTACCAACATATATTCACCATCATTACATTGCTCCAATGGTCCAAAATATTTGAACCCTTGGGTATATCTATTAAAATCTGTTTTAGTTTCCATTTTAGTTTCCCGATTTGGTTGATGTGTGCCTATTCTAACATATTTCTTAAATATGTCAATATGTTTTATATACCATGTTGAAGATGGATTATCAATCATATATTATTCCAAAATTTTATATAATATTTGCCGTCCCTGGCACATTTTATATAAGGATTAGGCCATTTCTAACAATTTGGATTGGATATCCAATTTGATTTTATCTGATGTATAAAAACTGTTCCAAAATGCTGCTGATTCTGATCTCGGTTTAACTTTGTGATCAAAGTAATCTGTAGTAGCTTGTAACACACCATACAAAGTACCTTTTGAAAATTCTGCACCCTTACCAAAATTGTACAAAGTAATCAAATCATTTACTTTATTTACAATGGAGCCATGTTGTTCATCAACTGCAACATCTTTTTTGTAAAATTGATCTTGGAAAAATTTGCGAACATCTTTTGTTTCAATTTTTGCTGTTGCCAATGTTCTCATATTTTCGATAAATTTGTGTTGTGTATCTGAAATCAATCCGAGTTCCAATTTGGCTTTGCTTGCATCAAAATCGGTTGAATGGGTAACTTTGACCATGTTTTTGGATGATTCATTTAGCGCCATAGTCAAGGTGTTAGAACAAACTGTTCGAATACTAGTAGCCTTTGCGGTTGTTGCCAAAGTTCCATCCAAGCTTGTTGTAAGTAGCAAAAATCCTGAAATTTTGTCGCCAGAAATGACTTCAAAATCTTCACCCAATTTTGCAGTGGCGAAAAATCTTTTGCCACCGAATAGGGAACCTGCTGTTGACATTTTCATATCATGATTTTCCAACAAATCATGAAAAAAATCTAAAACTTCTTTTGGTTGAACAATGCGATAATCATTGCTCATGATAGATAATGGAGCATTTGTATCGCTACGGAACAATGCTTTTTTATCTGGAAACACTGTTGGCATATCATCACCATTATTAAACAAAATTGGTGATTCTTTTGCAAACCAATCCAACCCTGCTGCAACTCTCCATTCATCCAATGGGGCATCTTCTGCAATTACATTGCCCATACCGTGCCAAATTTTTGTTGTATCACCAGTGTAAGCAAAATTTACACGGTTGTTGCTCATATCTAAATTTGCTGCCATTTTATTTCTCCGGTTTGTTTAAAGTATGGGCACATTATACATGTATCCAATCGAATGTCAACAAATTTTAAACAAAAAAATGCCCCAATTAAGGGGCACAGAGAGCGCAAAATTTTTACCGTCTTAATCGGGCACTTGTTCCACCACTTCTTGTAAAAGGTCTTGGCGAAGGTCTTGCCCCATAACTGCTTAATTTGGATGTATCCATATAATTTTTCTTTGGAACAATTGGAGCAACTGGTGCTACAGGTTTATTAACAATGGTTACATTTTTTGTAATATTTTGTCTGTATGTTGGTTGCCTATATGTATCCCGATATGAATCATTATAATTTGATCGATTGTTGTTACTATTATTGCTAATAGATGAACCAATCATTCCACCGATGGCCATGTCTCTAATAGTGTCTGCAGTACTTGACCCATTCTGGACAACTGGAGCCGATTGTACAGGCACTGGTACATATTGGGGCTGTTGTACTACCTGTTGCACAGGTTGCCCACCATTGGGCGCAATTTGTTCCACATAAGGCTGTTGTGCCACTTCTGGAACATATTCGCCAGATTGTTGTAATCCATTCTGTGGAACATTCTGTGAAACAACTTTTCGATATTCAGGCAACAAATTTAAACAAAATGGGGTAGGTTCCTGCCCAGATTGGATTTGTTCTTTGCAAACAAAAATTTGTTTTTCTTTGATCTTTTCTTCTTCAGATTGGCACCCAATTAAACCAACCAGTAAAAATAAATATACAATTTTTTTCATAACATTTCCTCATCACTTTCCAATAAAATTATAAACCCAATAATCCACCAGAGTACTGGTAGGTGAAAAATTAAACCCGTAAACAAACAAAACCAACCTAACATACTTTGTCCCCATATACCAAAACTAAACATGTGATAAGATTGATTATCACCCATATCATCCTATCTTTTATTTCCATTGTAGTGGAAATTGCTATACCAGCCAGAGAAATAATTGGTAACCACATTAAATCATTCATATCAATCCCACATCGAGGTCAGATAACGACCAAAAAGAGTGGTGCCACCCCTTACCCTATCATTCAATTCTATTGATAACTTTGGGTCATATTTCCCATCTATGTATGACAAGTCATCTATATCATCTTTGGACAATCGTTCAAATGCCCAAATGATTTCATCCATAACATATTCCCATTTCTTTTCGGTAACCGAAAAAGTTTCTTCTAACTTACTTACCCCAGCTCGTAAATGTTCTGGAACATCATTGTCATCAACATATGACACACCCTGTTTTCTAGCCTTTAATTGCACCATCAATGGATAAATTATTTGTGCTAACATGTAATCCATACTCCACAAATCCCATTTATCTATTTTTACTACAACTTTTTGTTTCTTTTTTGAATGAATCCATGTTAGGAATTTATCAAACCATGTGTCAGACAAATATTCGCCCAATTTATCAGATTGTTCTTCTGTTATAATTGGGCGAAACATTTCTGCAAATTGGTATACACCAAACCATGTGCAATATGGGCCAAATTTAAATTTCATGATTTCTCCAAAAATATCTGATCAATAATTGTATAATATTTGTTGAACCAATATTCGTTTTGTGGACAATCCATACCAAAAAAATAATAATATACTTCACCATTTCGTTCTTGACACTGAACTATTTCTGGTGGCTCATTTAATAATAACGTTTGTACCCAATAATATGAAATGCTCATTTTTAATCCTTTACAACAAGTCTATAATAATAGTATGTTGGATATTTGGTCAAATTTCTTGGTAACCCAGAATATCTATCCCATACCATATTTAAATGAAATGGAGTTTTATCTGGTAAAATTACTTCTACAAGTCCAACAACATCTGGTCCATCAACATGGAAATATACCTTGCTGCCACAGGCAGAAAATACTTTTTCTGGAAAATATAAAATGGAATCTGCTAAACTTTGTTTCATATTATTCTCCATGTATTGGACAATCTGAAACAATTACTTTATATGGACTTCCCAATCTTTCAATATTATCTAATTTGGGACATTTACAGCCAGGAACTTCCCAAAAATGGTGATAATTTGAATCCAATGGAAATCCCCATAACTGTTGTAAATTATATTCACACTCTTGCACCAATTTGGCACATCTTTTCAGTTCATCTGAATCATCTGTGCCCCTCATTTGTTCAAATATTGCCAATTTTGCTTTATGCCAATGAACAATTTGTTTCAAAGTTTCATCAGATATTTTACGAGATTTGGCTAATTTATCGTTCAAATAATATTGGGTATCTTTAAATTTTACCAAATATTTTTCATCTATGGGAGTAAACTCCCCATTCATAATAGTATAAAATTCTTTTGGTGTCATATTCGTTCCACTTGTTGAAAGTTGGTTTATGATACCATATTTCTATGATTTGTCAACCAGTTTTTCTACAAATGTGTAATCAGATATTTTTCCCCATAGTGGGGTCTGTTGTGAAATGCCAGCAATTGTATATTTAAAATATTTTTTTGATGGTGATAATTCCAAAAGATTGTACTCATTTATTCTGGTATCATTTGTACCAACATACAACAACATTCTTGTTCCAATATTCATGTTAGCAATCATAACAAACTCAATCCCCTAGTAAATCTATCAATCTCTTCTGAAAAATATGGACCAATGCCCAATGCTGTTACAGTTGGAATACCATTAAATTCTGTATCACCAATATCTGTTACCAAATGGCATGGAATTTTCCATGCAATACATTTGTTGTAAATGTCCATCAAATTTTTTGTGGTTTCAACTTTTAATACAACTTTTGTATAGTCATTGTCCATCCAATCTGCAGCAATTTGCCTGGAATGATTTGACCAAGATATTGCCCCCATATATGAATTGATAGATGCATGGGCAAGTTGCGCACAAATCTTTCCTGTGCGAACCTTTTGCCCAAGATGGTTACGAACACCATTATTCCAAATTAAAACCTGTTTGATTTTTTTACTCATACATGTTTCATTGTTTTTTGTGTAAATGTTTTTGGTTTATCTGCACCATTAGTAACCAATCCACCTGGAGCAGATATCAATCTTGTGGTATTTTCTGACCCACAATTTGTACATTTGGGGGACATATTTAGAATTTCTTCTAAGGTATTTCCCCGAATGATGTAATCATCAATGGTGCCGCAATCGGCACATTTGTAGTCATAACTTCTAATCATTGTTGGTCACCATAAATTTGTTCGTTTATTTTTACCATTTCTTTCCATGCATTATATTCTAATATTGTAATAGAATCTGAAAAATGTTGTCCAGAATCCATATCACAATAATCAAATTTTACATAATTAGTTGAAAATGATGTGCTAATTAATTCTGGGCACATTACATTACAAAAACTTTTTTCAAAGTTTCTATAGTTTTCCCACAAAAATGATTCTTCTTTTTCAATTAGTTGTATTAATTGTTCATCCATTGTTTTCACAATATGTTTCTAAATAAAATTTTTCCCATCTTGATATTCTATCCATATCATCAATTGATAAATCAACCGATATTAAATCAATTTTTGTATTTAGGGCAGAATCTAATGATTTTAATAAATCAAACAAATTATAACATGAATTTTGTGCCCATATATATTCTGAATATTGGTCTGGATCATATTTTTCTATGTATTCAACTGCGTCATGATAGGTTTCAATCTTTATATATTTTTTCCACCAAAGGTGTCCAACTGTAAACGTTTTTCCTATATATTGATCCAAAATATTTTCACATGATTTTTCCCTATGATCTTCAATCTGATTGATATATAGGGTAACAAGTTGTTTTAAATTATCGGCAGATATTGTACAGGTTGTCATTATTTTTTACCCTCTGGTGGAGTAAGCATTTTATCCAATTCTTGGTTTAATACTTTCATAGTTTTTTGTGCTATATCACTATTCCCAACTGCTTGGCCGAATTCGGCAGAAGCTTTTGCTGCACCAATTAAATAAATTGTGTGTTTATCTGGAACAAATGCAGATATCAAAGATAATGCTAATGTAAAATATACCAAACAATGGTGTTTTTGTTTACAGCATTCTCCCTCTGATACAACAAATGCAACCCATTCAATAACATATGTTATTGCAGTGCCCCAAGCAAAAAGAGCAAAAATTCTGCCAATACTAGGCATAACATCTGCAAAATATAGAAATAATACTACATCATTCATAAAATATTCTCCACTTTTGTTTATAAATTACTGCGCCACCCATGTGTAATATATTACAGGATTGGCGCAGGATTGTCAAGCATTATCCTTGACAATTTTCACAAGATTCTTTTGATGCCTTTACTCCAGATTTTGACCTTATATAGTATAACCCTTTGATATTTTTATCTTTAAAAGCAATTTTGTGGATTTGTGATATATATTCCTCGTCTTCATCTGCGCCAAAATATAAGTTAACGCTTTGGCCTTGATCTATCTTTGGTTGTCTGGTTGATGCTAAACGTAGTATAGCCTCCTGTGGAATTTCAAACGCAGTTCTAAACACTTCTTTCTCATTATCATCTAACCAAGTAACGTGTTGAACTGAACCATTATTATTAATAATGTCAGTAACAGTTTTTTTATTGTATACATTTCTTTTCTTCATTATGGGTAAAAGCGATGGATTTATTCTATGCATATCTCCAGCGGCACTACCTTGAGTATATACATTCTCAAAAAATGGCTCAATTCCCTGTGAAATACTACCTACTATAATACTTGTGGACATTGTTGGTGGACATGACATTCTATGAGTATTTCTAACCCCATATCCTTTACACATATCAGGTTCCCCCCAATTTTTTGCCATCCATTTAGATGCTCTCAAAGATTCGTCATTAAGATGTGTGAACATTTCTATATTAGTATAATGAGCATCCAAACCTGAAAATGACATCATATGATCTTGTAAATAGGTTGCAAACCCTAATACACCAAGACCTAATGCCCTATGTCTTTCAGCAAACCTAACAGCTCTTTCTAACCCTTTGATATTTTTAGCAATTTGTATAAAATCGCTATTTACGCAATCTAGGAAAACGGTTGAAACAAATACTGCATCGGTATGTTTCCATTCATCAAATTTTGATAGATTCATTGATGAAAGTATACATGTGAATGTCTCGTCTTCTTTGGAAGAGAGCATTATTTCGTTACAATTATGCACAAGGATTCCGTTGGCATAAAAGTTATGGTTATCCTCTACGGTGATGTCATAAACATCTTCTAATTCGTTTAATTCTTCAATTAATAGCATTGATTACCTCTGTTATATTAAATTTTTTAGTCTCTTTATTATACATACTATATGCGACATTGAATTCGGATTCCATTTTTTTGTACAGGTTTTCATATATGTCTCCATTGAACCTGAATCCGCTTCTAATACCGCCAGAAAGATGTGGTAGTTTTTTATCATATATGGCATTCCATATTTTTCTTGTGTATGCTATTCCTGGTACATGCTTTGCATCATATAATGTTATGATGACTCTAATTAATTTCCTATAAAATTCCAATATGTCATCATCTGACACACCGCTAAATCGTGGGTTTAATTCCCCAGCCACATCGATCCACGTAGATGTCCAATCTCCACTATTCAATCTATCATCATTGGTGTTGCAATATATTTTCTCGCCAGTTAAAATATGTTTATATGTATGTTTCCCTTTAGAATGGTGAACCCAATCTCCAGAAATAACCTTTGGGTGGTTAGTAGGTACAGTTCCAACCATCTCCCCAGTTATTGCACATTTAACAGGCATTGTATTCTTTCTGGCCTCAGATATTCTTCTTCGACCATCCTCAGTCTGCCATCCATGTTCATATCTGAAAGTGGCAGAATTTTGTTTCATCCAGGCATATGTTGACAATATTTTCTTATTAACATTGTCAGGCACCACTCCAAACCTAGAATTTGTATTCATACCATTGATTATTAATCTAACTGCAATAAAATCTTGAGGGGTATTAAATGCTTTATATCTCAATGCATGGATGAATAGATGTTCCTCTGGCAACAACACCACTAAATTTGTTGGATCATCTGTACCACCAAGGGATTTTGGTAATATGTGATGGCTTTCTGTGTATAATTTGTCATAATCTTTTCTAAAATCATTTTTATTCCGTCCAACCATTCTCTCAAATGGAGAAGTGTTTGTTACATATTCCATAAAATTGGTGTATATTTTGCAGTAATTCATAGTGGTTCCAGTTATGTTAAATACATTACTATTTATATTTAACATAACTTCACCACAAAGAATTATATAATATTTAACGTATCGAGTTCATTTAACTGATCTGCTCTAACATATCCTCTGTTGGTAGTGTATATTAAATGACATGGTGTACACTTAATATATCTCCCAGATTTTTCATCAATTATTTTCAACACCCTTGCTTTTTTCTTTGTTAAATTGAAATCTGTAATTGGTTTCCACTCTACTTGTTGTGTATTTTCATTAAATGATTTAACTTCTATATTATCATAATTTTTAAGTATATTACCAATTTCCTTTATCATGACTTTTAGCTCAATATCGTCATATCTAATTTCAACCACTGTATCACCAGACACACACAAATTTGAAGCTTTAACGGAATATCCTTTATCTTTATACATTTTTGGATTAACGTCATTAACCCTATCAATAAACAAGAAATATCCTTTACCAGTCAACATTTTTAATAACAATGCTTCCTGATATCTATCAATAGCATCGGAATCAGCATTATCCAATCTATCTATAAATTTATTTGTTATTATCCAACCAATATTAGCATCATCTGGAAATTTTTTGATATATTGAACTAGCTCATAAAAATCTGGATGGTCGATTTCAATATATCCCGCCCAGGCTCCTTTTCGACTATTGCCTTGTGATATATCTTTTGATAACTGTATATAATCTTTGAATACTGGTAATACACCACTAGCACCACCTTTCAATCCATTTATAGGTGCCCCCCTTGGTCTAATATCGCCCAAATATGCAGATGTACCGAATCCATTTTTTGATAAAAGTGCGGTTTCAACTTGCATATCATAAAAATCGTATACAGAATCACCAATCACTCCACCAGAACAACTTACTGGGCAATTAGTTCCAGTACCCATATTTGCTAATACTGGTGTCGATAATGACAGCCAACCATTCCACATAACATCAAAAAATTTTGGTTGCCAATATGATGGGTTATCTGTATAGGTTGAAGCATGGGTAGAAATTCTGATATATGTTGACAATAAATCTGGCCATTCTGGTCGCAGATATTTTTCCTTTAACATTTGCCATGATATAGTTGTTACCCAATCTGGTAATTTCCCTTGTTCTTGTAAATTTTTTCTTTCTTTGCTTAATTCTTCGTAAATGTCTGACATATATTTTACCAAATAAATTTAGATTTAACCCATTTTCTATTGTATTCGTTCCCTTGTCGTGCAAAGAAATCGTGCATCTTTGATCCATTGATATTGTTATAAAATGTTTTAGCAATTGGGTTATAACTAGGTTTAAATATTGGAGAAATGTCCAAATTATCTAAGCACATATCTACCCTAGATTGCACAAAATTTATCATTTTTGTATCAGTTATACCTGAAATTTTACCCTTTTCAAATATTTTATGGATAATTATGGTTTCATGCTCTACAACAACTTTACCAGTTTCTGTTATATCATTTTCTAATGAGCGTATTAAATTAATTTTTTCTGGGTATAGAGTCAAGTATTCATCTTTCAATGTTCTATATAGCCATGCCCCAGCCTGAGAATGTATGTTTTCGTCCTTTAATGAAAAATCAATCCCAGCACAAACATTTGTTAACTTATTTTTTCCATCTGCTTGAAAATGTTTTAGAAATGCAAAATTTGAATATAAAATTGCCCCTTCTATCATAGAAAATACTGCCAAGGATTCTAATATTTTTATAACATTTGATGGGTCAGGAACAATAGTTTTTCTTCCAATCCAATCCATTCTATTTTTCAAAATTGGATCATCCAAATAACTTGAATAAAATTCTTCATTATCTAAACCAAGTACTTCATTAAGTCTGTTATAAAATGGTGCATGAATGGCTGTTTCTATAAATGCATAAGTTTGTGCCATTCTTATAATATCAGGACGTTTGAAAATTTTAGATACAAATCCTGCCCAATAATCTTCGCCAACCTTTCTCTCATATAATGTAAACAACTTTAGAGTAGAAACTACTCCATGATATTCTGCCTCAGTAAAATCAGTTTTTATTTGATGCAAATCCTTTTCCACATCTGGTTCATCTGGACTCCAAATTATATGAAATTGTTCTAATGCTGCCTCTACTGCTTGTGGATATTCCACAACATATGTATCTTGTGGTTGTAATAATCTTGGCAATTCTTCCATTCATTTCTCCAATTATTTTGTAATATATTGCCCAATTGGGAAGATTTCTTCCAAAACTTTGGCAATTTCTCTGGCAATATGTATATGCTCTTTTTGTGTGCCATTATCTGTACGCAATGCCAAATAATGAATCCAATCTCTGATACTACCTTTCATATACATTCTGGTAATAGTTAACCCTTCTGGCAAAATCTTTCGCGCAACCTCTTTGGCAATGCCAACCTTTAGCGCCAAAATGTATATCAATTTAACAAATGCAATCAACAAATGTTGGGAAATATTCCAAAAAGTAGATTTGAACCAATATGAAATAGATTTTCTTGGCACAATACTATTTTGCCTATTTTTTGTGTCCTGTAATCGACATTCAGATAGTTCAAACATTTGTCCCAAATCTGATACAGATGCATATCGTTGTGAAAATTCTTGAAAATCAAAACTCCAATGTCGCAAAATTTGTCTACCAATATCTCTGGTTGTTTCAATTTCAATTGTTGCATCTACCATAGACAATGGCGACCAATGTTTATGTTTAATCAAATATTGAATCAATTTTTCAGATGTTTCTGAATTATATTGATTCCCTGGATTTGATACTCTGGCAACATATGCAACCAAATCTAAAATAGTTGTAATATCATTTTCCAGTAAATCTGTTGCTACTGGTTTCGTATACGAAATAAGTCTTGCTGTCACACTTTTCTCCAATTATTAAAACGAATTTTTGCTTCCAATCCTTGAAAGGTATTGCTATTTATTATTTCCAATATTTTATCCCTACTGTATCCTGCTAGGATCATATCATTGATATCCTTTTCTTTTACATGTTCTGGCCAAAGAACTACCATAAAATCTTCATCAATAAATTTACCAATCAGTTTTACAATTTCTTTGTTTCTGTTTTGATTATCTGGCACCAATATTTTTTTACAATCATCTAATCCTTTTACCCTATGTAAACTACTAGTACATGCTGCTACACAATTTGGTAGAAATAGACTGTCTATGCCACCTTCAACAATGTATACAGGTTTGGATTTATCAATTCTATTTAAACCAAATACAAAATCTTCTACCAGTTTTAGTGTATAATATTTTGGTTCTTCCCCATTGATCGATCTACAACTGTATCCAATTATGTTTCTATTTTGATCATATGCAGGAAAAATTATTCTGCAATGATCTTTTATAGTTTCTTTGAATTTTTGGGGAAAGTTTTTTGCCCCCCAGGCAAAGAAATTGTCCACATAATAGGCATCATTTGATGGAATTTGTCTACTTCTTAGATACATCCTGGCTGGATGCGTGTATTCCAATTCGGAAACATGTATTAACCCATACTTGTTTCCAAAAATGGTTTCTGGTTTTGGTTTTTTATTTATGGTGGTTTTTTTTGTTACATTTTGTTCATCTTTTAGTTTATCAATAATATATTGGGTATAAACATCTTGGTCAAAATCTTTTAAAAATGTTTGAAATGTGGATGAGTATCCACAATTATGACATAAAAAGCTAAAATGATTTCCTTTTATGTAAAAATATCCCCTAGACTTGTTTTTCTTCTTCGAAGAATCTCCACATATTGGACATCGAAAATTCGCTAGATTTGGGGATTTCCATTTAAAATTTTCTAGCCTATAGTTTATACGATTGATGTATTCATGATCAATTGCATAACTCATTTGTTCAAATTATTCCTGGTTCCCTATCTGCAGCACAATTTTTTAATCTTTTTATATCTTCTGCAACAATATGGTAATTAGTATTCTGTTTCAAAATCTGCACACATTCTTCGCGGGACCATACCGCGACAATTGTTGTGCAATATCGCCAAAGAGGCACCAATGATTTGCTATCAGAATTTCTCATTTGTACGCTTCCTTTGTCAAATACTCTTTTGCCAATTCTATTTGTCTATTACAATATTCTATATATTGAACCAATGTGTCGGCAGATGCGTCATTAGCCAATACTTCAAAGTCCCCTTGACCATCACCAAAGAAAATCCAATATGGACCATATTCACTCATCCCAGTTGTACTATTATATCTGGTTTCCATAGTTTTTGATATGCTTGTAATATAATCTACAATTTGTTTATTCATGATTTATCCCATTCTACAATTGTGGCATCACAGTGTCCCAATTCTGCCTCAATAATTGATAAAATTATATCCCAATTTCCTCCGGCTTTACCGGAGCCAATCTTTGGCATACCAATTTTATATTCACCAATCTCTGATGCCAATTTTCTCATACCTGAGCGTATGGCATCATAATTTGCATATAATCGACCATTGTATCCATATCTATATTGAGTATACATATTAAGGATAAAACAATCTTCTTCTGTCAAATATACTTTTGACCAACTTCCCAATTTTCTTTCATCGCCTTTAATGGTTTTACAATCTGCAGTATAAATTTGTGGCCAAGTTTCTCGAAGTTGTTTCGCAATTCCAGAATTCATGGTGTTGAAACAATTGCAACCATGTACAGCAACATCAAAACATCCATCTTTGATTAATTGTATTAAATCACCCTTTACAAATTTTATCATAATATTGTTATCGCATGTGTTTGATCGTCTACCAAGATTCTTCGTTTGGTATAAAATGCTTCAAGTAGTTTCATATATTTTTTATCACATTCCATATAATCATCAGAATAGATTGGAAAAGATGTGGAATCGAGAAACTCAATATATATAACAGTTGTTTCGGGATTCCAATTAATCCAATCTATTAATGTGCTATCAATTCTCATATCAAATTTTTTCTAAATGGTCAATGAAACCTTGCAATTCTGATTGAATTAATTTCAACTTACTGATAAAATCTTGAGTACTATGATTATTATCCTTGTGTATCCTAGATTTTGACTCACATGCTGCAAATTCTACAAACATATATTCTTCCATATATTTGCCCCTATTTACCAGATCGGTAAAATGGGCACATGTAATTGATCCAGTATAATGGGAATCATTCTCATTTAACCAAGTTCTTTTGTTATACTTTGCTTCGCTCATATGTAGAATTATTTGAAATGTAATATTTATACAATAACTCTATATTTACTTGGATACCAACTTGTTATATTATTCTTGTTATAATTTTTAATAATTTCGTTTAATTCATCAAATGCATCCATTATCTCGGAAGGGACTTCCCCATCTTCTGGTAACTTATCTGTAAAATAATCATATGGATCAATCATTGGTAAATATTGTGGTTCGCACCAAACCAGTCGCAATTCTTCAACAGATGTATAATCATATTGTTCCAATATTTCTTCAAATGAAATATCAAAAAAATATTCATCCAATGCGTCAGAATATAACACTAATTCATTTACACCAAATTTTTCCATGCATTGGAAAGCATATAATGGTTCCAATTTTGTATATCTTTCTATTTCATTTTGTGTCCTGCATAGTGGACACACTGTATACAATTTTTCAGTTAGGGCACCACATTTGGCACATGCTCGATGGGTACACCCATCATATCTTGCCAAATCTTCTTTTGCTCCATAAAAATGCCCTTTTGATGAAACCCAACCAGAAATATTGGTAACATATTTTGCTGCTTCATCTGAATCATAATGTATAATATTCATAAATTTACTTTAAACCTATTTCTCATTTTGGTTATAGTTTTTTCTGGTACATTATGATCATTTTTGTTGCTATGGGTTGTTTCTACAACAATTGATCTAATATTGTACCCATATTGATTGCCTAAGTCAATATAATATTGGTACTCTTGTTCTGTTGTATTGGTATTATCAATAATAATCAATCCACTTGCCTGAATTGCCGCCAATCTGGCCAGCCTCTGGCAATCTTGATGTGCGAATCTAATATGGGAAGGATTATACACATAATTTCCATAACTGTCAACAAAATAATTATCTGCAGAACATATTACAGAACTTGGGCAGGCTCCTGCCAAAATTTTGGCTAAAGAACTTTTACCAGATGATGGTAACCCTCTCAAAATAATCATTTCTTTCATACTTGATCCAAATTTATTTCGTATTCTTCTACACAAAATTCTTTACTATTGGAACCATTCCACACAACATATGGATAATCACATACACCGGATTCTAATCCAACAACTTCCAATATGTCACCTTTTGTTGCCAATAGTGTACCAAAAGAATTACTGATATCTCTGGTAGCAATTACTTTATCATTAATTGTAAATTTCATGTTATTGATCATAGAATTTTAATATACATCCAAAAATTAATAACCATTGATATGTTTTGTTCATAGTATTTCCCATAATGTATTAGAAATCTGTTACATATATTGTGACAGATTTTTTGACCGTTTGTATACCTTTTTAGATTGTTCTACTTTTGGTTTACAATAAGTAGAACAATGTTTGGCAACAAAATTTCTTGATGTTGGTTTTTGTGTTTTCTTTTTCATGGGCACATAATATCACAAAAAACCAATTTGTCAACAACTATTTTAACAAATCTGGCAATTTGTTTATTACAAATCCTATGGCAGTTGCTGCCCCAAGTAGATACCAACGATATTGTTCCAATTTGGTGATTCTTTCATCACGTTCTTTGTTATCTTTTGCAATAGTATCTTTTGTAGATTTTATATCAGCCAATATTTCGGTATGATTTTTGCTGAAATATGCAATATCTTCAGACAGCATTCCTACTCTTTGCTCATGAAGAGCCAAAATTTTGGAAATGTTTGTGGCGGCATCTGCAATTTTTTCCACGGATACATCCAATTTTGAAAGAATTTCTTTCAACTGCAAATTGTCCCGTTTTAATAACTCAATTTCCGTGTATAATTTTACATTATTGGGTGCATCATGGTGATCAAATTGGTTAGCCATTTGGCGAATCCTCTTTTCTTTTTACAACATTTTTTAATAACATTACCCTTTTCTTTTGATCAGGTTTTGCTGTAGCTGGGGTGGATATTCCACCAGTATCTGTACTGGGTGACCCAGTAACATTGGCAATATCTTCCATAATTTGTTTGAATGATTTCATATCTGTTCCAATTTTTTTGAAAGTGTTATATCAATACCATATACAAATCTGTCATCTGGTAATCTATTTAAAAATATTAAAAAGGAATTTATATATTTGTATTCCTCTTTTGTAAATATAAAATATAATATATTGAGAGTAAACTCTCCAAACCCATTATATAATATTATGATGTGATTTAAAATTAATTTTTCATTTATATCACCAGTTGATATAAATTTTCTAATCAATTTTCTTACCATATGTATTCTTGCAATATCCTCGTTAAAAGAATATATGTCAATTGAATCATAATATTTGGCACAAGCTAATTTAAAATTTTCTTCCGTTAAAACCATTATGCAACAATTCCGCCATAAATTGCGACAATTGCCCATGCATTTGTGACAAATCTTAATGTCACGGTTTGTCCAGTTGCATTCAATGTGATAGTTGTGCCACCTATTAACAAATTTGGTGTAATAACCACATCTGCAGTACCTTTGTTTCTAAATAGGATAACTTTCTCTTGTCCATGGGTTCCACCAGATAATGTCAAATTAATTTGACTATTTGTGGTGACAACTTCGGACAAAGATTTTGATATATCTAGTGCTCCACTTGCTGTAACCTGTTCTGTTACCTGATTTGTGGCAATATATGTGGGAGCCTTTGTATACAAGGTTGATGCCGGTATTCTAACATTTGTTCCATTTCTGGCAACAACAAAGTTATCAGTTAGTTCAACAGTAGTTGCCAATGGTTGCTGAGAAATTTTTAAATCTGTCATGAGTTTGTTTACTCCAATAAAAAATGGGAACATACTTTTACATATGTTCCCATTATTTATTTACAATATTATATATTATTATGCAGACACAATAGATCGCAATTTTCCAGCAACTGCTGCAGAAATTGCAACAGATGTCACCGCAGTTGTTGCAGGAGATGCCCCCAACAAATCAACAATGTTGCCAGTGCCGCCCAAATTTTGGTTAGAAATTGTAACACTTGTTCCGGCAACCGGAGCAGTAAATGTAAACGCTGCTTTAGTGCCAGTTGCATCCATGGATGAATATGTTGCAGTTACTGCACCACTTAATCCCAATGTTGGCGCACCTGTAACCTTAACTGGCTCAGAGAAGTGTACAATAATAGTAGATGTTGCACCCGCAACCAATGTTTTCTTATCTTTCCATTCCAATGACACAATTTCTGTTGCACCAAGTCTGTCAGGAATTTGGCTTGTGGATGATGGATTCAATGCAACCAACAATTCTGGTTGAACTTTTTGTATAATACTATATTTTCCAGTGCCAGTTGCTGGAGCATTTTTATCTAATGTTAAACCAGTATCAGACGCAATGGCAACAATCTTCCCAACAATGGATTTAGCATCCCAACTGCCAGTGGCACTATTGTCAGGTGTGCTGACTAACCATTGCCCAACTTTTGCTTCACTCAAAAATTTTGAACCAGTTCCGGTAACTGCGGTAGAACTAGTTGATGTGGTAATAGTACCTGCGCCAATTTTGTTAAATTTTTCTGGCACATAATAATAGCCTGCTGCCCCAATGTAACAATCCTGGGCGCGATATGTTGCCAAATCACTTTTTGACAAATATTTTGGAATAGGATTCGCTGAATCCTTTGACCATAAACTCATAATTTTCCCCTAATTAAAATTCTGTTTATATTATTTATATAAATAATACTTGTAATAAATGTTTAAATTGATGCTTGTCACGATGTCCCACCATCCACAAGCTCTAACTCTTCCAAGGAGAATCAGCATGACTATTTATCGGTCAACCAAAGTATTGCCATATGTCTATATGGGCATCCATCGTGAAACTGGACAATTTTATATTGGTTCCAGAACCGCAAAATCTATAAAACTTCCCCCAGAACAAGATTTGATTAAATACAGAACAAGTTCCAAAATTGTAAAACCAATTTTTGATGAATTTGATTGGCATATTGTTGCAATGTTTGTTGACCCAATCGAGTGTTACAATTTTGAACAAGAATTGATATTTGAAAATTGGGACAATGCGTTAAAACTTAATAAGTCTTACCACAAAAATTCTATAAAACAATTTAACATGATCGGAAAGGTTTACACCGATGAAGAAAAGGATCGATTGAAATCATTATTTTCGGAAGATCGGAGAAAATCATATAGTCTATCAAGAATAGGGGAAAATAATCCAATGTATGGAAAACGTGGGGAATTATCACCCAATTACGGTAGGAAATTATCCGATGAACATGTAGAAAAAATAAAAATTTTCATGACTACATTCAAGCATAGTGACCAAACAAAACAATTATTAAGTCAACTTAATACGGGGGAAAATAATCCAATGTATGGAAAATGTGGGGAATTATCCTCTATGTATGGCGTTAAGCATACAGATGAAGCGAAACGAAAAATGTCAGAATCCAAAATGGGTGATCTCAATCATAATTTTGGTAAAAACCTATCAAAAGAAATACGCAATAAAATAGCTAATTCAAAAGCAAAAACCTGGGAAATTACAGCCCCTGATGGGGAGGTTTTTGTGATTAAAAACTTAACTCAGTTTTGTAAAGGAAATGGGTTGTCACAGCGTAGTATGAGTAATGTTGCATGTGGTAGATCACTGCACCATGAAAAATGGAAATGCAAAAGATTAGATTGAGTTATTTTTTAGATTGTTTGTTTGCCAATGCGTACAAAATTTCACGCCACCGTGGCCCATATCTCTTTTTAAATTCTTCTTGGTGCGATTTCAAGGCTTGTACAATCTCTTCTGCCTTTGCTTGCTGTTCTGGTGTTAGTTCTTCTGTAATCATGGTTTGTGATGCGCCAATCGCGTGTGTTCGATATCTCTAATATGGTTGTACATTTTTGTTGTCATAGATGACACCAATCCCTTCCTACCTTTAACAATTCTATCAATTTGGGCACGTTCCATTGGTGCCAATTTATTATAATTCTTGTCAATATGATGTTTCACATAATACAAAGTTGCTGCCCTTGCTCTGTGAGATATTTTTTGTATAGAACTTGGAAACTTTACTGCCAATTTTCTATGCAAATGGATATCATAACTATGGGATTTCATCCTAATTGATCGCATAATTCTTTCCATTCTATCCACTTCTTCATTCATTGGAATATCTTGTACATAATTTCCATCAGAATCCATTATACAAAGTTCTGAATCATCATATATATGTAACAAATCTTCCAAAGATGTAATATTCAATTGCGAAATAAATGCATCCAAATTGGATTCAATTTTATCCAATACTTGACCAATTTGAATATCTACTAGAGACTTAACCATTATTTCAAATTTTCCAATTTGTATATAGTAGATGAACACAATTCAACTATTGTATCCAATATATTTTGAAGGGTTGTAGAATCAGAAATTTGTTGACGATTGGTTTCAATCCATTCTTTCAACTCGTATACAGATACTTTAAAAGGTACTTGAATATTTTCTTGTATAGTTTCTAGTTTACCAAATAAACCAATATATGTTTCCAGGAAACTGTCTAAAAGCGGGATAATTCCATCATAGAATGCGCCCAATGCCATATGTTGGGCATAACTTTCTGTCATCAAGTGTTGATAATGAGAAAAGGTAGCAGCTTGGCGACATTTATGAAACAATTCTGTTGCCAAATGATTGTCGCCTCTACCTTCTGTCAATAATTGTTTGAATGTTTTCATAATACTATCCCAAGGAATTTGATAGTATTATTTATTGTTGTTCAAATATCTAAGTGCTCAATTTTCTTTGATGCATCTCTCAATTTTAATAAACATTTTACAAGATTTTTATAATCTCCAATTTTTCCTACCCATATAAATGTCCTATTTGGAATAAACCTTGCCGGATACCGGCCACCTTTAGGGTCACGCAATTTTCCCATTTTTGCAATAGCTAGTTCCAAATGTCGGGCAGATTCTGCCAAGTGTTCATTTATTTTCATAATATATTATCCAGTGGTACAAATTCATCGGCAACATTTGCGTTCCGGCAAATACCGGAATAATACATACCATGTTGCAAAAATTGTTTTTTAATCATTAGTACAGATTCTCCGAAAATAGTGTACCATCTACATCACAATCTCTAAAAATTTGTCCATTTTCTTTGGCAATATCCCATGCATCCTCTCTTGAATAAAATTTACCATGTTGGTCAATGAAACCTTGCTCATGGGTCATATGTCGCCAATGGTTCCAATCTGCATTAATTGCCTCAATGGTTTTCCTCATAATGGAATCAAAATGTCTTGCTCCAACAATAATGGTTCCATCTTGGTACAAATTTGCTGCACACACTATTCTAGGTTTTGATAGCATATTTTCTCACATAAAAACTGTAAATTTTGCGTCACATTTTGCACAATGGCAATTTATCCAATATTGATCCAAATTTGCACCATATGTTACCGTAACATATTCTGGATATACATGTTTATATCTTTTTGGATAATTATTATGATCGCATTTTGACTGAATTCTTTCAATCATTTTGGTATGTTTTTCGATTAAACGTTTTAATTCAACAATTCTTGGATTAATATAATATACCATTATTCCGCCAAAATGTAACCAACTCTTGAACAAGCAATAGTACACAAATCCATCGGCATAACATTAGCCCATTTCGTACCACCATTATCTAAATGAATTTCACAATGAATACCATTATCTGCCACAATTCCATCACTGTAAAAAAATTGGTCTTCATCTTTAAAAACGGGATATTCTTGTTGGTACATTCTTGATCCTATAAAAATTTCATTAATGGGGAAACAACTTTTTTCTCTGTTAACAAATTCATTGTTAATGCTTCTTGGTACATCTTTTCTTCCAATGATTTTGATATCAATTTTTTAACAGAATCTATTTCAATATTATATTTTTCACATGAACTAAGCAACATATCAAACAATGTTGTATTAGATTTTTTTGCTTCTCTTTCAATATACATTGAAAATTCTGAAGGATTTTTTAACAATGATTCTATATTCATCCATTCTCCGGGTCGTAATACTCACAAATTTGTGAATATTCATCAACATTGATACCAGACTTGGCACATTGATTGCCAATAAAGGCAAAACATGTGCCACATCTATCTCTATTCCAATCTGATTCTGGTATCAATCTGATTGAAAATTTGTCATCAATTCCTATATTATCTTCCATTGAACAATTTATAAATTCTGTTGAATTCTTCTACACATTTATTATGTGGCACGGAAGAATTTTGTGTGATAAAATCTCTAAAAGAGTCACCAGTTGGTATTCCTAAATATGAAAGAATAGAACACTGATTAAACAATGCATGTAACTTTGCTGCATCGTCTACAGATTCAACCAATATTGGCAAAATGAATGGTTCAAATTTTTTATCAATATTTTGCACAGGTGCTATTTTCATAATTAACTCCAATTGTCGAATGATAGGGAAGGTTTTGATGCCATTTCTGTTTTAGAATCTGGCATACTTATGTTCCCATTTGGTTGTTCAAGATTATACAGTTTCATTTTTGATTTGTCAACCCCTATTAAAAATCTTCTGTAAAAATCCAATGAATTCCATCTATTTTTCATCAATTTTACCATGATTTGGTTCAGTTGTTGCATTTCCTCACTAGCATACAATGCAAAGAATAAATCTGCAGTCATAGCAATACCATGGGATTCCGCAACATTTTCCCATTCTGGATCGCTATTATTTGTACCAGATCGATTTACTTGCACCGCTGTTACCACTGGTACATTGTATGCCATACCTAGCCCACGTAGCTCTTCTGCAACAGATTTTGAATAGTTGTAACTATTAACATTACCAGAATTTTTGTACCGGGCACTTGCACAAATTCCCAAATAATCTATGAATATTATATCCGGTTTAAAATTTTTCTTAACTTTTAGCTCTTCGAGTAATGCTCTGAAATGTGCAGCACTTGCCGAACTTGTTGGATACTCTTTTAATACTAACCTACCAGGACTTCTCTTTTTTGCTTTATTTATTTTGGTTAAAAACGTTTCTTTATCCATTCTGTCCAATTCATCAAAAGTTATATCCAATATATTACAATCTAGTCTTTCACCAATCCTTTCCTCAGCCATTTCCAAAGAAATGTATAACACATTTTTTCCAATCTTTGAATGATATGATGCCAAATGACACATAAACAGAGATTTACCTGCCCCAGTGCTTGCCAAAATTACAGATAAACTTTTTCCAGGTAATCCACCTTTGGTAATCTTATTAAATATATCTAAATCAAACGGAACTTTTTCTTCCAAGGTATGATAAAAATCATACCTATCTTCAGCATTTTCATAATAATCATGTCCAATATCTTGGTCAAAAGATATTGCCAAAGCTTTGTTCAATAACTCTGGAATATGATCTTGTGAAAATTGTTTATCGTTTCCATCAATAATATTAATGGATGCCATGATGGCATTAAATACTGCCTTATCTTTACAAAACTTCTCGGAAAAAGTTAGTAACCAATCTATATTCTGGGGTTCATATCCGTTCCCCAATTCTTGCACCAATTTGGTGCAATCTTTGTGATCATATTCAGCAATACCCTTTTCATTGTTTAAAATGATAGATAATGCTGCAATAGTTGGTACAGCATTATATTTTTCAAAATGTTCATTTATGATATTGAAAACAATTTTATCAGATTTTTCTACAAAATATTCTGGTTGAAGGAATGGAATAACTTTTCTGAGATACTCTTCATTATATAATAAATTTTTAAGAATTAATTCTTCGTTTCTCATTGTCAATTTCTTTTTGAATTTCGGCAAAAATGTTTTGTACTACTTCCTCTACAACCTTTTCTTGTAAAGAAATTGGCACAACATTATCACTAACAAAATCATAATCAATTTCAATTTTACCATCTGGCCCCATTTGGCCAACATCAATTAACAAAGAATATCCACCATATTTTGTATCATCTACTAATACAATAATTTTGCCGGTTTCATCTAATCCGGCAACTTTGTATTCATATTGGTTACTCATCAGTTTCTCCAAGGATTTCTCCAGTTTCATAATCAATTTCAATATTCATATCTGCATATGTTTCATACATATTATCATCATGCAAAAGTTTTTTGTCTCCAGTAAATAGTTTATATTTTTGCTCCACTGCTTGTTGAAACGCTTTATCCATCAATACTGGCAACCAAAAATCCTTTGTATCCGTATCCCTTTCCCTATATTTTTTACCATCTAAATCAAATTTTGGTCTGGTATACCAGCCATTTGATGGTTTTGTAACAAAACCATTTTCCAGTGCAATATCCAACAAACCAGACCATGTAGAAATTCCACCATCAAATGATACAGTCAATGGGATTTTCGATTTTTCTTTTGTATATCTACCTTTCTCAATATTCATAACAAATTTGTACCCAACAACATCTGTTCCTTCTTTTTCTTGCTGTCTTCCCATCATTATGATATTATCACTAGCCAAATATAACCCCTGTCCACCACTAACAACCTTTTTTGAAAACAAATCTTGTGTTGAATATACATGATTAACTGCAAGCATTGGAACATCTTTAAGGTTCAAGTATGGAGTAATCATTCTACTCATTCCTTTCATTTTTTTTGGCCGACTCATATCTTCTTTAGATTTTCCATCCAAAGCATCTTGTGCCTCTTTTTTTGAAGCAGCTTGACCCAATGAGTCAACAATTATAATTACTTTGTCTCCACGTTCTATCCCATCTAATTGGGACATAACATCTAGTGTAAATTGCTCCAAATCCATAAATGGTACGTGTACAACTCTATTTGTATCAATACCTAATGATTCAAACATTGCTGGACCAGCGCCAAATTCGTTATTATAAAACAAAATCACTGCATCTTTATACTTATCCAAGTATGCTTTGGCCATAATAAGCATAATTGTAGATTTAAAATGTTTTGATTCTCCAACTATCTGTGTTAACCCTGGAGTCAATCCACCACTTAAACTACCACTTAATGCAATATTAAGTGCTGGCACAGGAATCTGTACCATATCCTTATTTGTAAAATACTTACTGGTTGCCAGTATTTCTACTTCTTTAATTGTACTATTTTTCTTAATCTTGTCTAATAAGCTCACAAATTCTCCAAATTCTGGTTCGATTGATCGAACAATTCACATGTGGTATTTAGTTCAAATCCTAGCCCCAAATCTGATACGCGGAGCGTATAAAAGTCCATATACTCGTCATTGTCCAGGATAGCCTGGAAAGTAAGTTGGTGCAACATATCTATACTATATTTTTGCACAATTTGCCCATTCTCTGCCCCGAACATCGGGCCATATTTTTTTCGTAAAAATTGTGAAATATTACTATCAACAAATTTTTCTGTTCCAACAATTTTATACAAATCTGTTGTCCAATCTGGTTTCGTTAAACGAAACCAATAGGTTTTTAGTGTTACATCATAATTCCAGCATAGATTGCTGTCATCAAAAATTTTGCCGTCATCGGCAACATAAATTTCGCTTGTTCTTGTAATTGTTTTCATTTTATTACCTCAAAAGTGTCGTGTCCAAAATCACCCCTATATATTTTTGGAATATTATCCCAACCATTAAACATACATGTGCCATATATTATTTTAATATTATTATTTACTAAAACCGTTTCAATATTTTCTGCGATTTCTTTTTGCTGTATGTTATAAAAATATCTATAACATAAAATATATTCAGTTATAATTGAATAATGGTATTTTTTGATGGTTGTTATATATGTATCTGTGGATTTAATATAATTTAATACATCGGATGTTTGATATATTGTCCCAATATTGTTTATACATTTACTAAACAATATGCCAAATTCAACCAAATCTTTCATACCATTTTTTGATTGAATAACTTTTATATCATTACTTTCCAATACTTTTCTCAGCATGTCTGAGACAGTATATTGTTTTCTAACTCGATATGCTGAACCTAATGATACAAAATCATTTACTAAGTTATGTATCCTTTGTATTCGTTCATTATGTGCTTCTTGTTCTGTTTTAAAGAAATCTATCACATGTGGTAGATCATGGAATGGATTACTTATCATAATATTGTTTCAATACTTGTTCAGTATTTTTGTACCAAGGTGTGTTTTTATATGTTGTCCAATTCCAAATTTCTTTTAATAAAGTCATCCCTTGATCACATGTTATTACATATTGTGGTCTAGTAATTGCAATCCAAATAGCTTTAAATCTCATTATTCACATATCTCCACTTCATCAATCATCATTTTACTTCACCACCATAGCTTAATGCCACATCACATTTATCCAGTGTTTTCGATATTGCAGAACCAGCAGTTTTTCTATACAAGTTCGCTCCAACACCTTCCCAATATTCTCGTGGATGGTAAGTCATCAATTCTAGCAATGCATCGACAAGAGCAGCATTTTTATTTTTTAATCTATTAATTTCATCGAAGGAAGGCAGGGATGCCTGACGACCCCCCAGCGAAGCGCGCAGCGTAGTGTTTAGCGAAGCGTAGTTGTGAGCGCCTGGGCACTCAATCAAATCATTAGCATGGTTGCAATATTCTATTGGCATACATTCCTTTTTTGATAAATAATTGTAATGAACAAAAATACTATAAACAAATCTTTCAAGGTTAGGTTTTATCCTAACCAACAACAAAAGATACTACTAAACAAAATGTTTGGTTGCTCAAGGTTTGTCTATAACCATTATCTTAAACTAAAACGTGATACCTATAAAGAACAAGGTATCACTCTAACAAACAACCAGTTATCTGCTGATCTTACGATCTTAAAGAAACAAGAAGACTTTAACTGGTTATCTGACGTTCCTAGCACTTGCCTACGGCAATCACTATTAGACCTAAATAGTGCGTATTCTAATTTCTTTAGGGATTTAAAGAAACCAAAAGGTTCCAATAAAGCCGGTTTACCAACATTCAAATCTAAGTATAACAAGAAATCCGTGCGTATGCAGGATATTGTCCTTAAGGACGGAGTTCTTAAACTACCAAAACTAGGTGCTGTTAAAATTAAAGTATCCCATGAATTTCCTGGGATACCCAAAATGGCAACTGTTTCATTGGATGCCACTGGTAAGTATCATATATCGTTTTCTGTAGAATGTCAAGTAGATTTATTTCCAGCCACCAATAATATTATTGGTATTGATGCTGGTTTAAAAGTCTTTCTTTATGATTCCAACGGAAATTCTGTTGAGAATCCACGATTTCTAAAGAAAAAACTAAAAGCACTTAAACGTTCCCAACGTGCTTTGTCTCGTTCCAAAAAAGAATCTAATAGACGAGAAAAGAAACGTAAAGCAGTTGCTCTGATCTACCAGAAAGTATCGAACTCCCGTTCGGACTTTCTACACAAATTATCTTATAAGATAGTAAAATCCAACGATGTTATTATCGTAGAAGACTTAAAAATCAAGAATCTTTTGAAAAACAAAAGATTATCTCGATCTATAGCTGATGCTTCATGGTCTGATTTCTTCCGGTTATTGGAATATAAATCCAAATGGTACGGAAGAACATTCTTGAAGGTCAACCCCAATTATACTAGCAGAGACTGCAATGTTTGTGGTCATAGACATGAAACACCAATGTCTTTACATATTCGGGAATGGACTTGCAGTTCCTGCAATACTTTCCATGACCGAGACTTAAATGCTGCTAAAAATATTCTAGCCAGAGGCTTATCTGATCTAGGAATACCGAACAAATACCCAGGGGAACTGGGAAATTAACGGACATAGACATAATTGGCTCTGGCTTCGCAACTTCGTTGCTTGGTGAAACCAGTATGGATGACATGTCAATTTGCAATGGTTCATGTTAGCTCAATCACGATGTTGAGTTAACTCAGAATCCCTGCGAAATTCCAATGGGCCAACTACCTTGTTCCAATTATCTATCAGAATCTGATCATGTTCTTGAACAGATTCAAATGGGCGAAATCTTTGATCCGAATTTGGATAAGTAAAATCAATAATATTTTTGTGCCCAAGATGCAAATCTGCACAGGTGAATTTATTTGACATATTATTTAAAGAATGGCGCAAGGTTTGGTTTTTGGTAATTACTTGGTTTCATAATTTTGCCGTTTTCGTCACGAAGCACTACATATTCACCATCGACTAAATTATATTTTGACAAATTATTGTCAGCAATATGATGAAAAGCTGGCACAATATCTGCGCCAACACAGATTGCAGCACCAGTTGCTACTACGGCAACATCTATACACCCATCCAAAAATTCTACGCAATCCACTTTTGCTGCCAAATTATCATAAGCACCTGACTTAAACCGCAATGAAAAGTCGTCTAATGTATCTGCTAATTCTGCCAATTCTCCAGAATCAAATGAATCAATAATTTCAGCAAATTCTTCACAAATTAATCCAACATATAATGCAATTTTTCTTGGGTTAAATTCTTCCGGTTGACCGGCAATTGCATTAAATAACTTTACTTTCTCAATAAATTCCATCATTTTTCTCACTGTGTTAAAAATTCTCTATATTGCGGTTCTTCACAATAGCACCCATTGCTTTCCCCAAACCATCGGACAGTTACTGTCCCACGATTGGTGCCAAATTTGTAAAATGTCCATGTGTATGATTCTTGTGCATAATTGTCCGATGGTAATTTTGGTTCGTCAATATTAGATACCTCTTCCGCCATGGTAATTGGCGAACCAATTAAATCTATTAGATCGCCGCATATATCCTCAATGTAAACAGATTCACAACAATCTGGTTCATGTGAAAAAATAAATTTTGACCCATCTGTTGTAACAAATTCTATAACCTCATCGCCAATATTACCATGAATGGTCGTTACGATTTTACCAATCATGTTATCGAAAATTTTTACACTCATACCAACCTCAAAAAAAGTCTAAAATATTAAATTTGTGTTTCAAATCCCATCCGACACAATCAAGCATTGATTCAAGCGGTCCAATAAATGCTTTGGAATACATTATATCATAATCAAACATATTGTCAAGAATTATTTCATGGGGAATTTTTCCATTCCATGAAATAACATTTTCCCTAATTGGGTTTGGTAACTTTAGATAGGCAAATTTTATTTTGTCTCCATCATTTATCATTTGATATTTATTTTGTAAATTATGTTTTGTAACATAATAATTATGCAATATTGCCCCCCTAACGGCAATAGGGCATCGTGATTTATACAAAGTTGTTGGATCAGAATATTTTTCCACACCATTTACACTTCTAGGTAAAGCAATTTCTTGAACAGATTTTGAATAAAAATCTTGTTTTGCAGATTGTTCATATTCTCTTACAGATTCAATTGAGTCCAATAATATCAATTCAACACATTTTTTAAGGTATTCTCTTGCAATTTTTGGAGTAGAACTTTTAACACATTCTAACCCAGCTATTTTCATTTTTGGGGGATCATACTTTTTACCTTCTTGGTCAACAACAGCCATTGCATAATTTCTTGCCCCCCTGAAAAAAACAGATTTTGCAATATTTTCTCTTGACATTTTTAATCTGTTTTCATTACATTTCATGTATTGAGCCAATTCATTAAATTTTTTCTCAATCAATGGAATAATTTTGTCTTCCGATACCTTACTCAATGTGTCAGATATTTCTCTATCAGTCATTCCTTGGCAGTACAATTCAACAAATTTTTCAAATTTCAAAAAATTGCTATCCGTGTCAGCATATATGAAATATTCTTCATCAACAGTTTTACAAACCTTATTCAAATATTCATTGATGGCAGTGCCAACCCAACGGATAGCAATTTGGCTACCTAGTGTAACAGCTTCCGCCAATCTGGTGTCAAAATATTTAAAATGTTTATTGCCTAATGCACCATACCCAGAATTAAGAATACCAATCTTTATACCATTTTGGGCCACATCCATCATACGGATTTTATCCAATATGTCAGATGATGGGTTATCAATTTTCTTCATGGGTTTCAATTCTGCTTGAATTGATTGCCTTTCTGCATAAAATGTTGACATTAGTTCTGGTAAAATACCTTCAAACTCTTTTGAATATTGCACACCATTAGCTGACATTATTCCATCAATATTGTCCAAATTTACTGTCTTGTATAATAAATCATCGATAGAAAACTTTTTAACTGGTGTATTCAACATTGTTTCTGGCGATATATTATAATTCATAATAATATGAGGATGCATAGAATTGACATCCCATGTCACCACCCAATTATGTTTACCAATAACAGGATGTTTAACATATCCCCCAGCAAAATCTAGCACTGGTGCTCCAGACTTACCCAAGGGTGTTATGATATTCTTTGACAACAAATGGTTGTATATAAGAATTTCCCAGGTTCTAACCGGAGACATTGCATCTGAAAAATTTATTTTACACTTATATGCAACAAACATTATGTTACCAAGTAATCTAAGTTTGTCTTCTAATCTATCTAATAATACTGTATCTTGAATGTTATATGACACAAACAAACTGGGATCGTTTACATAAAATTCTTTGAATGTATCATATGGATTTTCAACTTTTCGTTCGCCCAATTCAATAAAGGCGATTTCATCTAGTTTGTATGATTCTCTTGGGTCTTGAATAGATTTTTTGTACAAATCCCTGTAATCGATATGATCGATTCCATATATGTCATATTCAAATTCTTCCATTCCTTTGTCGGTTACTGACACACTTTCATTGACCCAATTAAATGGTGACAATCTCTTTGCATGTTTTTCCCCCAGAACTTTTACCATTCTTCTGTATAGATACGGTATATCAAATCCTTTTGAAAACCATCCTGTAATAATATCTGGGTAAGAACTTACCCAAAATTGTAAAAAGTGTTTTAGTAGTTGTGTTTCATTGATGCAATATATGAAATTAACATTATCCCTATTATCATAAACAAACGTACCAAATGTTGTAACCCTTTTTGTAATAGAATTTGTTATAGTGATTAATGAAATTTCTTCTCTACACTGTGCAGGATATGGGAATCCTTCATTCAAATCTAATTTGGTTTCAATGTCCAGTTTGTATATTAAAACTTTTGAATAATCTGGGTGGATGTTTCCCTTAAATAATTCACTAATAAAAGAATATTCATACCGTTTTTCCCCATATATTGAGAAATTTTCAATTGAATCATATGATGATATAAATTCATTTGCATCTGGTATGTTCAAAAATTTAATGGGTTTAAGTGGGAGTTTATGCATTGATTTATGAATACATTCCCCAACATTATCTTCCACATATAATGTTGGGGAATATTCAACTTTTTCACATACACGATTACCATATTCATCTATTCCCCTGTATAGAATATTTTTACCAAGTTTTCTGACACTTGTATAGAACTCCAATACTCCCCCTAAATTGGTCTATTAAGGAAATAATTCCTGGCAACAGTTGATAACTCTTTACCCAATATTTTTACATCCAATTGCGACTCAACAATTGTATCACGCTCTTCGCGAAATACATCATCTACACACCATTTGATATATGCACCAGTGTTTTTATTATCTGTTGCATCCAACCCCATTTCACCTAACTTGAAAATTCCTTGTTCCAATCTATTTTCGCCCAAACATGTAGACACAAATTCACGAATCGTGGCAATCTTTTCTACATCAATTGGCGCAATTTGTTTTACAGAGTTTACACGACTTGAACTGTGTTTTTGGCCTTTACATTTAAACAATAAATATTTGTTATTCCATGTGGTGGAAAACACAATCCCTTCTCCAGTCGTGCCATCTTTACCCAATTGTTTTGAAACTGGACACTCATTTTCTACTGCAATGGTTAACTCTACTAATTGATTTTGAGACAATTCTGGTGCATTGAAGTCAATTTCAATTTCAAATGTTGGGAATTGATTGATGAAAAAAATTCTTTCGCCCAGAAATGTTTTAGAAATAGTGTCCAATTCTACCCATTCATCATCAACGGAGATTGCAAAAATGTAAAAAGATTTTTCAAATTCGGAAATACCAACATTCTTCTGAACACCTTTCCCCGCGTTTTCACCGAACACATGGACATATTCTTTGGCCCCATACATGGCGGCAATCATTTTCAAAAGATTTGATACATCTGCCGAACCACTGGCCCACATTGCAAACCCATAATTGTCTGATTGAATATCAATCAATCTTTCTCTACTTTGGTAAAATTGTTCACCACTTGGGACATGTAATCCAATGGCAGAATTTGTACCATGGAGTTTTACAGTTCCTGTAAAGGTTAGTTTTGGTAAAGGAACATTGTTCCATTTTGAATAATCTCGTACCTGTTTGATACATGATTTGAATTGTTCGATGTGTGGAAATTTTTTGAATTGTGCAGTCATTTTGTATAAACTCCTAACATATACATCATAAAAAATATTGCAGATAGCCAACCAAATATTGTTGACAGTATACCATATGTCAACCTATCTAGTCTACCAAATTTGTCCAGTGCAACTGGAAAAGTGATTGCCAATAGAGCAAATAAAAATTCAACCATATGCTTGTACCAATGTAATCAAAATAATCATACCATATATTCGCAACACTTTATCCATACTCAAATATGTGTATAGGGTTAAAAATGTGCTCAGATACAGAGCTAATAGAACCAAGTCTTTCATATATTCACCTTTCTAATCAATTTATTAATTTTTAATATAAACCCACCTTGATGTAATACGCTTTTGCATGGATATTTGACCACCGTATTAAATTTGATAATATTATATCCAATATTATTATTTTTTCTACATGTTCCAACTATAACAAAATCTTGATCATATTGAATACCAAAACTAACAAATTCAGATTCGTTATGTTCTAGGTTATATATAAATTCACACAATTTTTTATTAGTTAAATACGAAATAGTTGTAATCACATCAACTTTATCTATTGATCTATCATTAATTCTGTCTAATAAATGTTTTTCTGTTCTGGCAAAACAATAGCCAATATTTTTTATCAAGTTGCTTGTATTTAATAGTGAGGAATTTATCCGATCTAACATCATTGGCACCGAATTCATATGAATCTCCATAATTTGTTGAAAGTATGATATCATAGATATAAATGTTTGTCAACAAAAAAGGCTGGAACCATTTCTGGAACCAGCCTTTTTAAGTTACTTAGATACTAGTTTACCAAATTGGAATGTTTCTTGGTTTCAATTCTTCTGGAACAATACGTTTCAATTCCACAATCAAAATACCATCAACACATGTGGCACCAACCACTTTTACATCTGCTGCCAATTTGAATTTGCTGGTAAATTTTTTCTCGGAAATACCTTGGTGAACATATTCTGTTTTTTTCTTATCCAGTTGTTCCCCAACAATCATCAATTCCTTATCTTCAACTGTTACCTTGATATCTTTTTTTGAAAATCCTGCAACAGCCAGTTCAATATTGTAATTTTCTTCATCAATTTTTACAATATTATGTGGAGGATATGATTGTTTTTTTGTATGAGAATTTGCATCCAAAATGGATAAGATTTCTTCAAATCCAACAAGATTTGTCCAATATGGTGTATAGTTTTTTGGTGCAACTTTACTTGAATCGTAATACATATGTTTCTCCCTTTATAGGCAAGTTATAATTACACATTTGGCCCATTCGGCACCAAATGGATTGGAAATAAATTTCCCAATTCTGTATCAATATTTCTTATCTTGGCCCAAAGCTGCTTTGGTAACCAAATTCCAATCTCTTTTCTCTGCATGAGAAATTATTTTAATATTGGATAAATGTGTTTTTTGTTTGTATTGGTCTTTCTTCCAAATTATATTACACAAACCCCATTGTTCCAATAACAATGCAATTGTATTACGTCTTTCCATATCATTATAAGAAATATCACTCCATTTCTTATCCAATCTGAATATTTCTTTGAAGTGTATAATATAATATTTACTTTGTTTGTGCAAAATTAAACAACTTTGAAACAAAGTCTTTTCCTTCTTGGAAGCAACACCAATCCTGGTCAATGTCTCTTTAATTCTTAAAAAATCATCTGGTTCAGTTAATTCTACCTCCAGCATTTCATCCATTGACCACAAAAACTCATCATCCATCTTTCCCACCCTTATTCAATTTCATTTCAATTATTTGTAAAGTATTTTCATCAAGAATTTGAACAATCTCTTTTGCCTTTTGTAAAGAACAATTGTAATATTCTTGTATAACTAACAAATATTTATCTGAAACCTTTTTAGGGTATTTAGCAAATCTTTTTACATTTTTTGGAACACCATGGTAATAAAAATCATATTGCCATTGGTGATCTATTGGTCCAGATATATTTATAGCATTGCTATAAAAAATTGTATCATAATATGTAGAAAATGCTTTGTTTATAATGTATGGAACATATTCCGATGTTAACTCTAATTGGTCATCTTTCTTGTTAATATTTTTAACATAATCAAATACATTTGTCATACAATTCCTTCACATATGGAACACATTTGGCGCAATGTGTTAAGTCATAATACTTAATAATTTGCGCCAAAGATTTTCCCAATTTAATTTGTTCAATAATTTGCTTTTCTGTAATATTTCTACAAACGCAAACAATCATTTAAAACGTACCGATGACATTAGTTCAACAATTGCTGCAGTTGTATTAATTTCTTGATCAATAGAGAAAGATGATTGATATTGATATTTTGCCAAAATTAGAACCATTTCTGGAATACTACTTGGTTCCAATTGCTTTGAACAATTTTCATACAATGTTTTAAAGAAAAATCCTGGTTCAATATCTGAATTATCATTTACCCATGCTCTGGCATCTGTAAACCTTTTATCTTTGATCATTGCAATCAAACTTTGAAATGAATCATTTGAAAAGTTTGATAAAATCCCGATATCAATTGTGCCAGAACTGGCAAATTTTTGGAGTTCATTGATTGTTTTCCTATGATTAGGAAAATATCTCATAATCAATTCTACCAAAACCTTGTCGTCATACAACACATTTTCATTTTGTAAAATGAATTTCAATCTCTTTAGAAATTGTGATGCCAATTTTGGTGTATCTTTTTTTGGAATTGTGAAGTCGATTGTTGCACATCTTGATTCAAGTGCTTCGCTTACACCAGATTTGTTATTTCCGGTTAAAATAAATCTTGACCCTTTGGAGAATTGCTCCATTATTGGTCTTAAAACCTCCATAGCAGCTTGTGATAAGCGGTCAGCTTCATCCAATAGGATTACCTTTAGGTTTCCTTCGAACGATACTGTAGAGCAATATTGAACAACTTTTGTGCGTATTGTATCGATGCCTGATTCATTTGATGCATTAATGTATAACATATCAGCACCAATTTCGTTGCATAGACATTGTGCAATAGTTGTTTTACCAATACCAGCTTTTCCAAACAACATCAAATGAGGAATTTCTTTTTTGTCAACAAAATCCTGAAAGGTTTGTTTGATATCTGCTGGTAGAATACATTCTTGTACAGTAGTTGGTCTATACTTGTTAAACCATAAAAATTCATCATTATTAATATTCTTCATAATATTCCCATAATATTTAATAAGTTGGGGCAAATTTGGAATCGAACCAAAACTTTTAACTGTGGCGATCAACTCATGCAGCTAACGTGCTTCCGATAAACACTATCGACCCCAAAACGGTTTACTCAAATTTGGATACTGTATCCAATGTGATATAATATGTAACAGGTCTATCCAAATTTGTCCAACATGTAATTCCAGCAGATGAAATTTTCACCTTATATGTTCCAGGGAGAATTTTCAAACTATTGATGTCCAAAATTGCTGCAAATTTCTTGTCATGGTTTACATCCAAATCTAGTTCATATGAATTTGATGATGGTGTATTATAATCAAATGTTTTCAATTTTACATTTGATCCATTGGATACAATTCCCATATGGGGGGATTTTAAAACAGATGCAGTTTTAATAGTACTGGATGCAACTTCTACTTCGATAACTTGGTCTGGTAAACTTCCACCATTATGATGAAATTTTGGAACCTTCTCGGTATAATAAATTGAATCTTTGTCTGCAAATCCATACTTAATTTTACTATTTCCCCAAGAAATGTCCATGAATTTGTCCATAATATAAATGTCACCATTATCTGTAACATTATATACATTTAACCATTCAATTAAATTGTAGATGCAAAATTCTTTGTCAAATGATTCATCAATCACCGCTTCTGCAATAATATTGTTTCCAACAGAAATTGTTGTCAAAATGTTTCCAGGCTTGATACAGATGTTTTCATTAATAGTTGAAAAGTTTTTCAATATTTCTAAAGTTTCTTTTGACAATTTCATTCAGTTGTTTCTCCATCATCTTGTTCAATATTTGATTGTTGCTTTTGGTCTTGTGCCCTCAATTCTTCTTCTACAATTAATCTTTCCAAATATACACAAAAATCCATACTTTCTTCCTGTGCCATTTTTAAGAATTGTAACACAGACATATCTGTCCTGTCCATTCCAACCCCATATTTTGATAGCCCAAAATTCGCCCTATCAATAATTTTATTTGCTACCATCTGTTCGATATACGACATATTATTCAATCCCCACAATACTTGTATACAAATCTTCTACATCTTGGTATTCTTGGCGCAATGTATCCAAATTCATTTGATGATGAATATTAATCATCTTTTTAATATACTTCTTTGGGATTTCAAATTTTTCTGAAACTTCTTCCACAATTTCTTTAATTGCATCCCTTTCACCAGCAATCCTGGTCAAAGAATCTGATGCAGTTTGCAAATATTGGCGGATTTCCGCCCGATCTTTTTCAACAGTTGGCACAATTACATTACTCATTTATTTTCTCCACTTACAAATTCAATTTTAGCACAATATTTTTCTTTCAACGTTTTATATGCATTTGGTGCAAATTTATCTATCTCAATGTTATTTTTTGCTAGTATAAGCAAGTTAACCAATTTGGATAAACAATATCCAAGTATGCCAACTAAATTAATAAAAATCCCAATATTGCTACATCTTCAATCCATAATGAATTACCACTTGGATCAAAATAATGAAATGTATATGCAATAATTGTAAATACTATTGGGTTGATAATCAAAAAGAATGTAGTGGATATAAGTAATATCCAAATAAGCATACATACTATAATTGATACACCCAATTGCTGCAAATATTCACATAAATTTCTGCTTGGTATATCTTGATGGTATGTAGTTACCATATGGTAATGCCAAGAATTTCTATCAAATTTTAATGTTTTCATTCAAATTGCTCATAAGGTACAAAAAGATATTCATAATTTCCAGTATATTCACAAAATCTTCTATATAATGTGTTAACATTCTTTCCAGATATCGTCAGTTTAACTGAACATGTTTGGAACGATGTGTCTTCATCAAAAAAATGCATTGTATCACAATGGTACATTTCTGTCAACGGAAAATGTTCGCATACATACCCATTCATTGTATTAATCGTAATTAAAATGCAACCATTTTGCAGTTCCTGCACATTTGTTGAATATAGTAGTTCAAATGGATCATTTATTTCAAGTTTCAACCAATTTCCTCCATAATTGAGTAATCATTTTGTTTAAAAAATTTCAATGTTCTATCAAATTTATCCATCATTTCATCTTTGTGGGAAATCATAAAGACATTATTGTCTTCAAACTCTTTCAAAATTTGGGTCAAAATTTCTATTCCATCTGAGTCCAAGACTGAATCTGCAATTTCGTCCAATATCAACAAATTAGTATTACAAGTATTTTTCAATGATGCAATCTTTCTAAATGTAAACAGTATCGATAAATTCACCCTCATCTTCTCGCCTTCTGATAGGTTGGCGTATGAAAAATTGTCCCTATGTCTGGATTTAATTATTTCGTCAAAATTTTCATCAAAATTAAATGATACAAAGAAATCCATTACTGTAAGATAATGATTGATCAATTTGTTTATAACTGGCAAATATTGTGAAATAATCATGGTTTTGATGCCATCATCTTTCAACAATTTTCCAGACATATTCAAATACTTTTTGGAATATTCCAAACTATCCTTTTCTGCAGTATATTCTTCAATTTGGCTCAGTAACTGAGCAATCTCGTTTTTCTCGGTATTGGTATCTATTGTATTCCTATTTTGTGCATCTGTCAACTGTTTTTCATATTGTTTCAATTGATATAACAGTGTTTCCTTATGGTGTTCAAAATTTCTAATAGTTGATTGCAAATTGGTAAGAATTGCTGCATTGTTATTAATTTCTCTTACCTGTTTTTGATGCAAATCTATTTTTGCATTTAGATCGACCAATCCTGCTTCATATGATTCCAATTTTGATGTGGAATCAAGTATTAAGCCAGATTTGAATTCTTCATCAATTTCTTGGTTACATGTTGGACAAGAATCATATTTACTATAAAATTGTACAATCTTTGTATGATTGGTTTTATTACTTAAAATACCACCACGTATTTCAACAAATTTATTCAGTTTCTTTTCTAATGGTCTACTATCTGTAACCAATTCTGAAAGAAGTCTTTCAAATTCTTGTTTATTCTTTTCTAAATTTTGTTCTACTTGTGATAATTTTGTATTGGTTGTATCAATATTTGATATAATACTTTCTTCAATTGATTGATTTTGTTTTTCAGCTTGCTGAACATATTTTTCTTTAAGTGATTTTGTATTATATAATGAATCAATTTTTGTATCCAACTTCTGGACAGAATCTGTCAAAGATTTGATACGTTCCTTTAATACCAAATTCATTTTTGAAAAAATTGTCAAATCCAACAAATCTTCTATCACTTCTCGTCTTGGACCAGTCTTTAGTTCCATAAATGGTGTATATGCCCTGGAACCAAGTATTACAATCTGAGTAAAAGATTTATAGTTTAATTGTAAAATTTGTTGTTCAAGATATTCCTGGTAATCAAACTTTTTTGCAGATTGATCGACCATTTCATTATCGATCCAAATTTCAAAAATATCTGGTTTGATGCCTCTTTTTACTAGATACTGTTTTGTACCAATTTCGAAGTTTACTTCGCAGAGGCATTGTTTTTTGTTTTTAGAGTTTACAATTTTTGGTTTTGATAAATTTCGGAAAGATTTGTTGAATAATGCAAAGCATATTGCGTCAATCATGGAACTTTTGCCTGAACCATTCCGACCAACCAATAGTGATGAAGATGTTTTATCTAAAAAAATTTCTGTTCCACCGGAACCACTTGATAAGAAATTTTTATAAAATACTCGTGTAAATTTTATCATCTATTTTTCAAATTCATTTGTTTTACATAATCTGATACATCTATTTTGCCCATATTGTAATTATAGATTACCCTACTGGCAAAATTTGCTGCAACAGTTCTTTCTTGTAAAGAATGGTAACATCTACCAGATGAAACTGTATTGTGACATATTGGACATAACATAACTATTTTCCGTATGATTTAAATAATTCACCACATTTTACACACATGTATCCAGATTCTATTGACCCATTTGATACATCTATTAGTTGATGTTATTCACCATATTCCAATTTTATCGCATCATTATAAAGATCATTCAATATATTTTTCATATATCCTTTATCAATATCCATGGAAGTCTCTTCCACATATTTTGATAACAAAGATAGTGTATCAGAAATATCAATATTGTCAACATCTATTTTTTCATCACCAAATTGCTCAAAGTTTTCAACAACTTTTAATTCCATTGGATTACATTCTGTCAACGTTTTCATGAAAATATCATACTTCATTTGATCAGTTTTTGCTTCAACAATAACTTTCACAATACAATTTTCTACAGAACTTAGATCGTAATCCGATCCCTCATTGTAGACAATTTTGTGAAACATTTTGTATGGATTTGGTATTGCTTCCAAATCACCAGTTTCTGTATCAAATATGTAAAAATATTTTTGATCATCACAATCCGAAAAAGTCAGTTCATATGGTGTACCAAGGTACACAACATTTCCACCAGAACTTGGACAATGATAATGGCCTGAAAACACTTTTTCGAACTTCGAAAAGAGTTTTGGATCATGTCCATTTTCCATTATATAGCCCCTATTCATTTCAAATCCAGATAATTCCAAATGAGCAAACAAAAATTTGCAGCTAGTTTTTTCGATTGCCGAAAATATTTCTGCAGAATTTTCTTCACATATCCATGGTATAATAAGACAGTTTCCAAATCCAAATGGTTTGGAAACAATATTCACCCAATATGAGCTATCTATAGCAACGTTTGGTGAATTATGTTTCAAGGTGTTTTTCTTAACAATATCATGATTACCAAGTAATGTAACCAATCTTATCGCATCGGTGAATTTTGAAAAGAATTCCATATTAGCAAATTCTAAACCAATAATATCCAATTTGGAACGATTATCAAAAATGTCACCAAATTGAACAACTGTTTTTATATTATTTGCTTCAAGATAGGGAAAAAAGACTTGTGAATAAAACTTTTTGTAATATTCATTAAATGAATTTTTGTAACAGAAATGGCAATCGCCTAATAGGCATATTTTCATAAGGATTGATATCAGATGTAGTAAAATTTGAGTATACTACATTTGATATCAGATTGTCAAGTTAAATTTGGAAACAATTAATTGCAGCAACGTGTCTTTTGCGCCGGTCTAAACGCAACCCTATTGAAAAGGCGCAGTCAGACACATGTTTACTGGCTCCAATGCTGGCAAAAATATTTAATTTGTGTTTAAATATTGCCAACTCAGTATTAATTTCACGAATTATTGATACATGTTCGTTAATTGTCATAATATATCCCATATTTGGTAGCGGTCGCCGGTAACGCTCCGGTTCTCAAGGTTATGAGCCTTGCATAGCACTTTTCTACTACCCCGCAATAATTGGTCTGGTATCTCTCCCAATGTCACGCCTGACGCTGACGTTTGCGGGGTGGAGCGACCACCCATTGCTTGGCTCCCATGGTAACACTACCTGGAATTTATATCTATTTATACGGTTGTACTAGTATAACAGATTATACTAAAAAATTTCATCTTCATCATATTCCAACACTTCCAGTGCCAAATCTTTGTCCAATTCAATGATATCCAGTATATCATCTTCTTCCAAATTGTCAACATCTTTTTTCAACTTTTCACCATTTTTTTCGTCACCCGAAAAATCTTCATCCAACATCCGTTTCAAATAATTTATATATTCATTGTCAAATTCTTCAGAATCATATTCTCTAATTTCTGTAATCACTGAAGACAATTGAGAAATATATTTCTGCTTTTTCTTCAATTCTTTTTTCTCTATCAAAATTGTGCGAACAAACGCCCAATATGCAATAGTTGTAAAATATGAAAACGGTCCAGCAGTTTTTTTACCAGTTCTTTTTGAAATGGCATTTTTATCATATCGATCAAAATATTTAATACAATTTTCTATAGCATTTGTAATAAATTCATTTTTCCAACTATAGTTGTAAAATGATGGCATATAGGTTAATCTTGTACAAATTTTTAAAATACATTCCCCAAGATATTCTGTAATTCTTGGGTCTTTTAGACCATTTGCACGAGCATGGTGAACTTCTGTTATCCATTTATCATATTCTGCAGCAAATCTTTCATTGTCTACATAAATGTCTTTGGCTTTTTTGGCATTTTGAATTTCTGCTATCAATGCATTGTTCCTTTATCTTCGTCGGGCAAATCTGTTTCCATAATTTCAGAAACATCCATATAATATTTTGAAGCTAACTTTGTGTACATTTCATACAAATCTTCATGTAACCATCCTCGTACCAATATTTCTGAAGATGGAATAGAACACAAAAATGAATCAGACATTAATAAAAATGGAGAAGTTGTAATTACTTCATATACACCATTTTTACCGAATGACGGTCTTTTTCTGATTTCAATTGGTCTAAGAATTCCTGTAGAATGTTCATCAGAATATTCCATTTCTCCAATCAATTGAACACCATTTTTTAAATGAATATTTAAAACAATTGTTTCATTCTTATCCATATTTCACCAATTAGTTTATTCCTGTAACTATAATAGTGAAATAACATATTTCAAGGTGTTATTCTATTTTTACCCTAATTATTTTATATGGTAAAGAATCTTTGGCATAATAACCAACTCTTTCAGCAAAGTGCTGCAATGTATAATTTTCCCTATTTTTCCAAGATAGGTCATCAACTATGTCATATAATTTGAACTCTTCTTTGGAATCATGTTTCCTTAAACCTCTTCCCAAACTTTGTAACACTTTTATTTCAGATTTGTATGGTGATGCAAAAATACCGTTGTGGAGGTTCCTCACGCTCCATCCAGTAGAAGTTGTACCATAACTAGCCAAAATGATTGCGTCATCCACTGTCTCCAAATATTGGCGTATTTTCTCCCTTTCTGTGGCCAGTATGTCTCCATCAATATAAAAAACTTTGTCATACTCTTCTTTGATCATATTGTACAACAATTTTCCCTGTTCTTTATGTTGAAAAAGTATCAAAGTATTTCCAGACAAATCTATTGCCAATTTTTTGATAAAAGCATTTCTGCGCACATGGTTGCATATCAATGCAAATTCTTGCGCATATTTTGTTTTCTTGTTTGCTGATTTTGTTTCATCTGAATAATCCAATATTACACAAGTAATTTGAATATCTGATGCCTCTTTTCTTTCAATTAATTCTGCAGTAGTGGTAAACTGTTTTGCTTGACCAAGCAAACCTTGGACAACCAATCTGTGGGTTTTATTTTTTGACGAAAGTGTTCCAGTAAATCCAAATCTGTATTTAATATCTCTACAATTTTCCAAAATTTTTACATAAGATGAAGATTGGGCCAAATGAATTTCGTCGCCTGCGACACAATCATATGTGTCATAAAATGACCCAGGCAATTTATATAAACTTTGAAAAGTTGAAAAATGAATTGGTTTACAAGATTTTTTATCTTGTCCAGAATATATCAAATGAATAACAGTATCTGTAGAAATTTTTCCACCAGAATAGTCACTAAAATCATTTGCCATCTGTTGTATCAATCCTGTAGATGGAAATATTAATAAAATTTTTGTACACAACTCATGTTCCAAAAGATACATGAAAATTATATATAAAATTAAACTTTTGCCAGATGATGTTGGCGAAACGTTTACCAACCTTTTATATTTTATTGATTCAAATGCAGATAGTATTTGAAAATCTCTTGGCTCAATCTTTTTACCATGGGATTGTAGAGAAATAGTTTTTACCCAATTTTTGAAATCTTGTAGATCAATATTGGTTTCTTCATCTATTCGGCCATAGTAGCCATTATCTTGTACACGATATGTGTATCCATTCTCTTGCAGGTACTGCACAAGTTGGTGAAAAAGTCCTGCATATATTTTTCTTTCACGAACATTGAACAAATGTAGAAACCCATCCCAAATCCTTGCCTTAACTTTTGGATGAAATTCTGCACCAGGAATTTTGAATGAGAAATGGTGATATAGTTCTGCAGCCAATGATGGCTCACAATCTACTTGGATAAAAACTTCATTAATTTTTGTGATTGTTGCAGAAAAATAATTTGACATAGTTGGAATAACATTTCTGAATATTCCAACTATTTATGATCATATTTGTATAATTACATTGCAGCAAAAAATGCCAAGACTAAACAAATAATAAAAACCCAACCAATGGTTGAATCTGTTTGAATAACTGGTTCATATACTTCAACAGTTGGTTCCACTTTTTTCTTTCGGTTTTTGTTACTTTCTTTTAATGCCATAATGTTTCTGAGTTGTTGTTAAAAATTAGTATCCACTTCTAAATTTTTCAAAGTCTATATGATTTTTGATATCAAATCCTCTGGAAAAAATAGATTTAATAATTGATTCTAGTGTAGAGATAGTTATTTCACAATACTCGATTTTTTTCAAAATATCAAGCAAATCTTTGTCACCATCCAATATTTCACCCATTTCATTTTTCAAATGTTTTGGACCTTGATATTGGGGCAATTCGTATTGTGCCAATTCTTCGCGAGTTAACTCGCCACGATAGTACCGAAATTTTACTTGTCTCAAAAGTTTGTAATCAGATTTGTGTTGAGCCAATTTCATTTTGTATTCAATCAATTCTCCCAAATATTTAGAATGAAGTTTGGAATTTTTGATTGCTTCGTCACCAATCTTTAGGTCATCGATGACACTATCTTTTTCCCACTCTGTTCTAATCTCTGTCAATTTCATATGTAACCATAATATCAAAAATGTTTGCTCATGTCAACAACTGTTTAACAAACATCCCCGTAGGGGATATGCTACGCATGTATGTTTCATTTGTATTGATCCATTTAGAACCAAATTTTGTTAGGTCAACCTAACCAATTGGTTCCATATGTATACATATTGTATAACCAATATGTTACCAATCCGGCACCAACAATGGTATTGTATCACAACTTTTGAAATCTGTCAAGTTTTATTTTAAAAATTTTTAAACAAAATTGAAGTAGGAAAGTTCGAATGTTGCTGTGCATGTGTTGTAACTGACATTGGTTAAATTTGATGCCAATGTTATGTCACCAACACTAACTGGAAACAGGTCAACAATTCGTATGTGATTATTTGGATTATTGTTGTTATCCAAGATTGACAATGTTGCATCAGAATAATTGCTAGAAATGGTTGTCGATGGTGCCATCATTCTTCTGTATTGTTCAACAAATGAATCATTATTGAACAATGATATTGGGTTTGCCATACTCTCTAACCATTTTACCAATTCTTTGTAATTTGACATATCCTCAAATACGACAAATTTAGCTACCATGGTGCCATAGTTGATCTTATACCCTGGTATCGGGTAGTTCAACATTGGAGTAGCCACAGTGGCGACAGGAGAGGCCAAATTTGGCAGGTTTACCTCTACACATGAGAACATAGTGTTAGGAATCTTGTCTATCTCCAAAATAAACCCTGTTGGGGACAAGAAGTTTAAATCATACCTGTCAAATACTTTGTCTAATTTTTGTTGCCTTTGGGAACCATTGTATCCATACACTTGAATACTATCTGATTCTTCTTGGGCACCAATTGTGCCAGTAACTGGCGCACTATAGCCATAGATATGAATAGAATCTTTGTTAATTTCTGGTGCACTAATAACACCAGAAATTTTCACATTCCCTGTTGCATGTGCAATATCTGCACCAACTTCTGCAAGCTGACTATATCCACTAATTTTGGTATTACCATATATGGATATAACATCTGGCAATTCTGATGCACCAAGATGTCCACCAAATGTACTTCCACCAATAATAGATACAACGTCTGAACCAATTTCTGTTCCAATCATTGTACCAGAAATTTTTACATTTCCTAATACAGAAATAGGATCAGAATTTTCCTGTTTGTTAAATGTCCCAGATACTTTTACTCTACCATTTGCTGATACAATATCTGGGCCAGTTTCCTGGCCAATAAATGATCCAGTTGTACTGGAACCAGCATTAAACGATCCTGTGTCTCCAATTGGTTCTTGTAATCCAAATGAACCATTGACAAGAACTTTACCATTTGATGTAATAGTATCTGTAACATCTGTGCCAGATATCTGGCCAGAAATTTTTACCTTACCATTTACAGATATGGAATCAACATTAGTTTCTTGTAGTTCAAATGTTCCTGTTACAAGAGTTTTACCATTAAATACAATTGTATCTGATACTGGTTCAGATATTGCAGAGGAACCTCTGACAAGAATTGTTCCATTCGATGCAAAGGTGTCTGCAGATTCTGTTGATGTAAAAGTTCCTGAAATTGTACCATTTGAAGAGGATGAAAAAGGTATTATTAAATTATCTGGCTCGAAAATCTGCCAAGGGTTTACAAATAAAGATTTTACCTCAGCCGCCGTTAGCCCTCGATTCCATACGTTTGCAGCAATGATCGGGAATCGACAAGGAAACCTGCTGTCGCTTGATAACCCCCCACCTATTGTTAAAGATGCATTGCTGCCCGAAATCTCTTGTTTAATCGTGCCTGACGCAACCAATACACCATTAGCATACAAATATGATGTTGTGCCTATTCTAGTGGCGACATAATGCCTAATACCCGTTCCAACAGCATCAGCCGCCTGCACGTGTTCTGAACCGCCACTATAGCTTTCAAAACCCAACTGGTTATAAAAGTAACTATAATCAGCAGCATTTACATATATACCAGTTTGTGAATACGGGTTATTTGGTATAATTGTTTGTATCAAAGCCCCTAACGCCGTATCAGGGTATGCAATGATATGTAATGCAAAATCTCCGGTATAACTGCCGTTACTTGTTGGGATGCCAGTTGCAAACTGTAATCCAGTGTTGCCGGTAACAGTGCTTAAGCCTATTCCCTGCGATGTTCCACGTTTTGAACTATTAATATATGTTGGTTTTAGTCCCCTAACCGCATCACATAAATTATGTACATCTAAAGCAAAGTATAGTTTTTTGGTTATATCAGATTTGCTAATCTGATATTTTGCTGGTTGTCTAATATGCTTTTCAGGCAGTATAAGCAATGACATTTAAGCAATATCCGCCAAATACGTGATGTAATGTAGAGTGCTACCTGTGCCTAGAGTGGTTCCGGTTGAGTTTTTAATAACAATTTTAAATGCTGGAGGAATGAATCCAATTGCCTGCCGAAGATTATATGAACCTCGTTGCAGTGTAGCATTGGTATTTAATGGCAAATATCCAACATAAAACAAATTAGCTTCATCGGTAGTAGCATTTGATCCTTCTGGTCCAGTTGAATATGTTGTACCATCCATCGCAACTTTTGCATAAACATATACTGCCTTATCTCCAGATACAGTGCCTGGAGTAATAGCAAGTTCAATTACCAAATCTACTGGATCAATTGCTGAAATATCAATAGCTGGGCTTACCGCATAATATCCATTTAATATGCCATTAAATTCTGCTGTTAATACATTGCTACTTCTTGTTGGCAATAATTTTCCGGTTGACATTATAATAAACCTCTTACTTGTATAATATCGTTGATAGAAATATTCAATCCAATTTCTTCCAATCTGCTAACAGTTTCTGTTGCCAAATATAAAATTGTTTGTTTATGTGTTTCTGTAAAATCTGGAATCAAAGTTTCTGCCACCAATGCGTCCAAAATTGATATAAAAGTTGCCTGAATTTCAGGAATTCTTAAATCAAATATTGGAAAATCTTCTAATGCAAGGGACACAACTCTGCAAGATTCTGCAGGACTATCTTTGATAGGAATTCTGACACCAATCAATGAGAAATATTGTTTGATATCATGGGCAGAAATTCTGCCCAATCTTTGAATATCTTTTCTTGACAATATTTCCAAAATTGCGCCATCGTTGCCATCGGCAATATATGGCGCAATTTCTTGGGACAATGGGCCAGTGGTTAACTCTGTTGCAAGTGTTTGTAAAATTGTCATATATCACCTAATATTATGCAGCATGATCAATGAATGCAGAAGAAATGGTTACTTGTTGGCCAGCATTGATGGACACATTATCAAGAATAATATCTGCACTAGATGTTCCAACAGTTAAGCCAGTGATAACATCGGAACCACTACCTGTTGGAGCAGTTCTAATTCTTGCTGCAGCGGCAGTACCAGTAGCATCCGCAGAAGAATCTGTCATCCCACCAGGAGTAAATGTTAATTTAACTGGATTTGTACCAGTTACGGTGCCAGCAGTTGCAGCCAAAGGAATTGTTGCCAAAATTAATGCCATACCAGTTGTACCAATTTCTAATACACCTGTACCACCAATTGCTGTCACAATTGCGTTCATACGAGCAGTTTTTAATGATGTTGAATATGTTAATGCCATAATTGTTTCCTATTATTAATTAATTTGTTCTATATAAGAATATTGAAAAGTGATGTTACATGTTATATAATTAACATCTGTTTTGTTTGTGCTAAAATTTATTTCGGATATTTCAACTGGAAACATATCAACAAATTTTAATACAACATTTTCGTTGTTATTGTTATCCAGTATATGCAACCAACCATCACTAAATAAATTTAAAAAATCTGATATATGCTTATTATAATATTTATTAATATTGCTCAATGCATATAACCTATGGTTATCCAATGATTCTGGATTATTTATACCATACATCCACTCCAAAATTTCCTTATAATTAATCATTTTTTCATCAATTTTAAAGGATACCTTTAAAGGTGGATATGATAATTTATTACCAATAATTGGATAATCTAATATTGGTGTTGATATTTCTGTTATATATAAACTCTTATCAGGTATATCACATTCTTGTACGAAAAATGTAATGTTTGGTAATCTATCTATCTCAAATACATATCCTATTGGAGATAAAAAGTTTATATTTATTCTATCTAATGATTTGTCTAATGTTTGTTTTCTTCCAGAATCTCCATATCCATATAATTGAATAATATCCGCATTGGTTTCCTGTATACCAATTATTGCAACAATTGGTTTGCTTACGATAATATTGATGGAATCAGTGGTGGATTCTTGTACAGAAAAATTACCAATTATTGGTGCATTACCAGATGCAGAACAAGTATCACCCACACTTTCAACAATTTGTGTATATCCAGTAACAATAGATTTTGCAATAATGTAAACAACATCTGGCAACTCGGTTGCCCCAATTTGTCCAGAAATAATATTTTTTACATTAATCGAAACAATATCATTTGATTCTGTTGGAGAGATAGCTCCAGAAACAAAAACTTTACCAATTGATGATATTGTATCGGTATTTTCTGATAGAGAAATTGTTCCTAATGAAACAAGTTTGCCAACACCAATAGCAGAAAATATATCTGAACTAGATTCAGTTAAACCAAATGAACCCTTTGTTGTAACAAATCCTGTTAATGTTATGAAATCATTTTGTTCGGAAACAGAACTATTCCCTGTGACAATAACTTTGCCATTTGTTGATATTGTGTCAACAGATGGTTCTATTATTGTAGAATTACCTTTGACAAGGATTTTGCCATTGGCAAGGATTGTGTCAGGAGAAGTTTCAGATATGGCAGAAGTACCATGTACAATAATTGTTCCATTGACAAGTATTGTATCGGCTGCTTCGGATGAAGCAAAGGTGCCAGTTACACCAGCACCTGTGTCTAATGCCAATAATAATGACATCGGTTACTTAGATATAATAACCAGTAAACCGAACGTTAAAAATAATTGTTTGTGATGCAGTAGCAGTACCAACAACGATTTTCATTACTGTGGCGATAAATTCGCCTGGACGAATGCATAGGGGAGCATCAAGGTCAATTCGTAAATCTTGGTTATAAGGTTGACCGATGGCGGCACCAATAGGGGCAGACATAAACCCAAGTTGGTATCGTCTTGGTGCATGAGTTGTAGCTGCTTCAGCCGTTTGTAACGATACTGCAGTATGGCCAAATGCGAGTGACCATAACAATGTAGTAGGAGTTGTTGCAACAGCAGCACCACCATTGATAGCTGAAATATGGACACCTGTAATCAGCAAATTTCTACCAGTTAAATTTATAGTTGGTACTGGATTTTGAAAAGATGTGGCAATAAAATCAGTTGCAGCACCCGCTGCAGCATTGATTGCCCCCCAGCCACCCAACCCAACAGCATTGGCTGCAGTATTTGATCCAGCAGCAGCAGTTGGTAAATTTGGAGTAGAACCTGTTGTAATAGTACCAACAAATTGGTTAGTAGTAACAGTACCAGCAGTTGCTACACCGTTTTGCTGTTGGTATGCATGTAAACCTTGAATAGCTTGTTGATGTGAACAGGGTAAATTCCAGGCTATATCTAATAATGAAACAGTAAGGTCTGCAAATCTTAATGTGCATGTATTAGAAACTACACCAGTACAATGTTTCATGCAATATATTGGCAAAGAACCTTGGATAAATGGTTGTCCATTTGCTGCTGGTATACTAAGTTCCCCTAATAATATGGAATCTTTCCAGAATTCTATTGTTCGTTCACCTACAACAATCATTAAATGATATAAAGTCCCAATATCAAAATCAGTTATGTCTGCCAACACGCCAGTTTGTGTTATAGAACTATTAAACGCTGCAACACCGATCAGTCCTGCCGATGTAAGCTGAAAATAGACACCATCAGTAGGCAAAACTCCAGCTCCAGGCACACCAAATCCACATGAAACAACTTCATTTGCTATCAAAGTTGCTGTAGCCAAACCAACAGTGAATTCCGCAGCAAGGGGTGCAGTTCCAATAACTGGAAAATATTGATAACTTTGAATGGCAGCATAATGGCCAGATGCAGTACCTTGGACAACGCCAAACGACATATTACCTGCAGATGTTCCAGCCGCTGTCATGGTACTATTTGTATATTTCCATGTGTTATAATTTGTGGTAGTACTTGTTAAGTTAAAGGTTTCTGACATTAATACTGTGTCAATACCTACCCGTAATCTATAATCGGTGGAAGTTTCTGGTGGTCGAAGATATGCGTTTCCGGTCAAAGACCCTGCATCATTTTCAGACATCAATCTTATACTACCAACTTGTGCTGGTGTATTCGGTAATGAAACCTTTAAGTTATTTCCAGCATCTAAATTGCTGACTATATTTGCATCTAATGCCATATGTAATTCCTAAATTAATTAACCCAAACCCAACGCACTTTAAATGTGCCAGTAAGCTTTTCTAGTGATCGAGCATAAATTGTAAACCCTGTTGCATCAGTTGGTGTACCACACGTTAGTCCAACCAATGCAGAAAAATATCTGTGATCATTGGCTGTATGATCAGCAGTAGTATCATCACCCATCACATATGCTTCAACCTTACCAGAAGATGTAATCAAAGTTTGACCAGTTATGGTTACGCTTGTTTCATTGCTACCAGGAGCCGAACCAAAATCTATTGTAGCTATTCCTGTATTTGCCATATTTTACCTATATTAAAATAATATATACCACTAGATATTAATCAATTATTTATGCTTGACATAGGACAACATCTTGTGTACAATAGACCTACAAAAATTTGGAGGATTTATGAGTGAAAGTTTTACATACTATCGCAAACAATTGAAACACAAACAACTTACCAGAGATGAAGAAAAAGAATTATTAACAAAATATAAAACAACTGGTTGCAAACAAAGTAGAGAAAAATTAATCCAACATAATTTAAGATTTGTTGTTTATATGTGTAAACAATATAGATCATTTAAAATTGATTTTATGGATGTAATTTCATGTGGAAATATTGGTTTAATAAAATCTATTGAAAAATATGATATGCAATATGTTGATACAGTATCCTTGGCAACATATGCTGCCCCATGGATTCAGCAAGAAGTAAATAAATTAATTACAAATGACACAATAATTAAAATTCCAGTAACAAAAGGAATTCAAAAATTTAGAAAAATGATATCAAAAATACAAACAGACTTTTCATCAGAAAATATACACGAAATGGCAAAAGAATGTGGTGTGGATAAATTTGATGCCAATATGTTGTATAACGCAGTATACAATGTTTCAGATTTTCATAACCACTATGATGATATTCTTGTAGAAGAGTATGATTTCACACTAGATTCATACCAAGAACATATCAAAGAAATTTTAACATATATTAATACACACTTTAATGACAGATGGAAAGACATTATTCTTTCCAGACATTTAACAGAATCACCACAAACATATAAACAACTTGGTGAAAAATATGGATGCAGTGGTTCAAGAATTGAACAAATTGAGAAAAAAGCTTTTAGACAAATGAAAAATGAGTTGACAAATTTAAAGGATGTGTTATTATGAAACAACAATTACAGCAAGATATTTTTGAAACATTTGGAGAACTAGATATGGGTGATCGTAAAGAATTTGTAGAATTGAACCGAGTTGTACGACCAACAGAATGGGATGATAATATCGAACGATTTGTTCCAACCGCAAAAGGGGGAATTGTATTCCACTTCTATATCAATCAATTGCAACAAACTCTCACCTACACTTGGGCAGTTTGTCATCCAGATGACAATTTTTCCCGAAAACTTGGTGCCAAAATTGCAAAGCAACGCTTTGATGGGTTGTATAAATCTTCTTCACAAAATGATTTGATTCAAACTATTACATATGATCGAACCATCCCATTAACAGAAAACGTTGTAAAAGATTTACACTATCGGTACAATACAAAATCTGGTAAAGAATGGTCAAAAGAATTGTATACCATGTACACAACATTAAGAAATTTGGTTTACTAATATGAACAGATTAACAGAAGCAGAGGTAAAAGAATTTACAACATTACCACGATTTCGTGGCTATTCTGGGGCAATCCATTTTAACGAAAATATTGATGAATCCCTTTGTCAGATGGTGCAACTGTCTACAGGAATATATGTAAAATATTATGTTTCAGAAGATGGCGCAAGATATATTAAATCATGGAGTCAATTGCTGTGCGGATAATTTATTTGTTGCTACTATTGGCATCCATGATTGGCAATGTTCTGGCAAAGGATGTGCCAATTGTTGCCAAAGTTGATCGAGTATATGATGGAGACACTTTTATGATAACCATGTCTGGTTTACCAGAAAATTTGTCCCATATATCTGTTAGAATTCTTGGCATAGATTCTCCAGAAATTCATGGGAAATGCACTGGGGAAAAAATTTGGGCAGTCTCTGCCAAAGAATATTTGACCAATATGTTAGATGGAAAATATGTAACCCTTACCGCATGCACATGGGACAAATATGGCTCCAGAATTGATTGCGATGTGTGGCAAGATGGTCAGAGTGTTTCTGACCAAATGATTGCCCAAAAAATGGCTGTCCCGTATAACGGGAAAAGGAAAGTTCACAGTTGGTGCAAGATTTAATAGATGGATAAAAAATATAGTCAATATGTGATAGACTTATGTGAGAATAAATCTGCAATAAGTCTATCACAGTCTAAACAAGAAATTGTTTCAAAATTGTTGGATGAAACATCATTTCTCAATAGTTTAACACCAACTTATTCACTAAGAATATATTGTGTCAAAAATAATATTCATGATATACCAAAATGCGAACATTGTGGTGGTAATACATCAGTAAACGCGAGAAACAACAAACTTGGGTTTAATAGATTTTGTTCAGATTTGTGTAGACAATCTACACCAAGATTGAACAAAAATATTATGGATAAACTTAAAGATAAAGATTGGTTATATACCCAAAGGATTGTAAATAAGAAATCCAAAGAAAATATAGCAAATGAATTAGGAGTTTCTCACCCAACTATATCTAAATGGATTTCAAAACATGGCATAAAAGAAATTCAATATAATTGTTGTCAAGTTGATTTATCAAATACATTGGAACAATATGATTGGTTATATGAGAAATATATTTTGGAACAATATTCATCATCTGATATAAGTTCTATATGTGGATGTGGTACAGGTATTGTTCTGAAATATATAAAACAATATGGTATTCCGTTAAGAAATGGAACCGAAAACCAATTAAGCAAAAATGCTATTGAAAAATTATCAAGTTTTTTGTGGTTGTATAAAGCATATTGTGTGAATTGGGTATCTATGGACGCAATTGCTTTGGAACTAGGTTGCTCACAAAGAACAGTTAGAAATTATTTGAATAAACATAATATACCAGTTAGATCAGGTTCTGAAACAAGACTTGGAAAATTTGCATGGGATTTATTAAATAATAGAGACTGGATGTATGAGCAATATGTGACAAATAAATTATCCACATATGATATTTGCGCTATTTTAAAATGTACTGACTCATGTGTTTCCAGATATTTGACTGGACATGGTATAGAAATACGAATCGATAATACAGTTTCTACATATGAATATAAAATTAGGGATTATTTAGATTCATTAGATGTTACATATGAATATAGCACTAAACAAATAATATCTCCATATGAATTAGATATTATTATACCAGAAAAAAATATTGCGTTTGAAATAAATGGTGTATATTGGCATTCAGAAGTATACAAATTATCAACATATCACAAAATGAAAACAGATATGTGTTCAAATCTTGGTATAAGATTGATTCATATATATGAAGATGATATTGTTGATAGGTTTGATATAGTTAAAAGATTTATCAAAAATTCTATTGGTAAATGTGATGATATAAGCATTTTTGCCAGGAAATGCAACGTTTTATATAATGTTGGGAAAGAATTTTTGACTAAGTTCTTTGTGAAATACCATATCCAAGGGTATGCGGTACATTCATATAATGTTTGTCTTGAGTATAATGGAGAAATTGTTGCAGCAATGTTGTTCAATGGCAACATTTTAACTAGGTATACCACATCATGCAAAGTGGTTGGTGGGTTGAGCAAATTGGTGAAAAATTCTAAATTAGATATAATCCACACATTTGTTGATTTGCAAATGTTTACTGGAGAATCTTATTTAGAAAATGGTTTCTATATTGTTGATAGATTGCCTGTCGATTATACATATGTCCATAACGATGAAAGGAAACATAAGTTCGGATTTAGAAAAAACAGATTTAAAAATGATCCAAAACTAAAATATGATGAAACAATGACAGAACATGAATTAGCAATTTATAACAGAATATATAGAATATATGATTGCGGTAAATTAAAATTAGAATGGCGAAAGAAATAAAAAAGGGGCCGAAGCCCCCTTTTTTCTAATTTGATATTTTACATCAAATTTTGTACTTTTACTTTAGAATAGTACACATTGCTATTAGCAGGACCAACACCTGATGTGATGATTTGACCAGTGCCTGACGCGTATGGGTTTGCGGTGAGCGCATAGCGAGATTTGAAGCCCAATTTAGGTTGGAAGCTACCTGGATCAACTGCACGAACCATTTGTAATGGGGTGTAAGGAGAATAAATCAAACCAGAGTTAAATTGTTCACCTTTGTAACCAACTACATAGAATTGATCTGCAGCATTCAAGTTTGCACTATATGGATCAATATATACTTTGTATTTATTGTTCAAAATACCTGCAAAAGTAGCGTTTGAATCATCAACATTCAAGTTATTTTGCAATGCTGGGTTATAATCCAATTTGCCAGTCATGGCCAATGCACTTGCAACATCTGCAGAACAGATAATGAAGTTACCACGACCTCTACGGATCAAATGACCAATTGCGTTCGCATCGCGCTCAATTTGGAACATTAAACCTTTGAATTTTTCAACAGACCAACGACCATTTGAATCCAAGTCTAAGTCAAAAGTGCCTGCAGTGTTGGTAGAACCAGCACGAGCGCCCCATTGAGCAGTTGTGTAGATTGTACGCAATACTTCGCGGTTCATTTCTGACAACAATTCTGTTGACAACATATTGCTCAATACATTTTCTGCATCCAAACCATGAACTGCGCGTAAATCTTGTACCAATTCTAATGTATATTCTGTTTTCAATGCTCTGGTTACAACAGTTGCAGTGGTTTTCTCAATTGAGAATGCCATTTCTTGGAATGTGCCGCCACCTTGAGTACCTAATGCCTCACCTTCTGGAGTGGTCATTCCAGTGCTATAGCTGTATGCATATACTGCGCCTGATGCACTTGCTGGAGCGTTTGCTTCTAATGTTACAGCAGTACCACCAGCGGTATGGGTTAATACACGACCAACCGCAACACCATTGCTGTCAAAAATAGTAACACCTTTCAAACTTACGTTTGCACCTGATTTGTAAGGTACACCAGTCAATGTAACTGCCGCGCTACCACCAGTAGCTGACATAGTTACATCAGACCCACCAGATGTTTTAACATTTTCTGGAGAAGACGGATTAGTGCCATATTGTACCAAATTGGTGCCAGAAAATGCTGCATTTGATTCATTGAACAACGCTTCAGCACCACTTTGTGATGTATATCTTGATTTCATTGCAAAAATCAATTGAGCAGGCATTGTCATTGGTTGCACATCGCATACATCATATGCAATAAGTTGCGGCATTGCACGACGAAGCATACCAATTAAAACGCTGTCCCATTTAGCGATACCATCAGTATTACCATATGTACCAACTGCGTTAGCTGGTGCCGCTTCTTGCAACATTGAAATAGCTTCACGACTTTCTGCAAAAGCTTTTTCTTGGTTTTCCAAAACTGTGGTTAAAACATCACGTTTATGCTTGTCTTTAATAGGCGAATATTTATCGTTATCTAAAACACTTGCCCATTTTTGATCAAGACCTGATTCCTGAATTTTATACATGTTATCCTCTTTAGTTTAAATTTATAATATTATTTATTATTGAAAGTTTGTTAGCTCACTAAAATACGCAATTTAACAAATTGACGGTTCATTGACCATAGTTTCACCAAGCAACGAAGTTGCGAAGCCAGAGCTAATAATCTCCACGTCCGTTAATTCCCCAGTTCCCCTGGGTACACAAAAAGAGCTAGGATCGATGTCCTCGTTGGAAATTAGATTCCAACCAATTAGGGTGCTTACGCACTACTTACATATCGTTAAATATTTGTCTATATATTATTAAATGTTTGCATACTTGGTTGAAATATATTGTGCTTCTTTAGAAATATCAGGAGCCACGCTTTCGTCCAAAGTTTGTTCAACAACTGGTTCAGTTTTTTCGGAAGATTTTGGAAAATAATTTTCTTTCAATGTTTCCAATTTTTCTTTGTAGTCAGATTCTGATACAAAATCAACTGATTCAGTCAAACCTTTAAATTTTTCGCTTTCAGATTCTGCCAAATCCTTAGCAACATGAGCAAAAACAGATTCTTTAACCAGTCCTGCAATTTTTGCATTTAGATCAATATTTTTCTGAACTTGTTCGTTCAATTTTTCTTCCATGGCTACAAATTTCTGTTCCATTTCCGACACATATTCAACTTTTTCTTCTGGGACATCGATATAAGATTCGGTAAAAAGGTCTTTCAATTTTGTAATAAAGTTTTCAACAATGTCAGTTCTGATACCAGTTTCAACTGCCAATTTGTTTTCTTCTAACCAACCTTCAACAAAATAGTTCAAGGCACTATCAATTTTTTCCACTAATTCACCATGAATTGTTTCTAATTCTTTATCGAATTTTTCTTGCAATTCCTTTGAAATTTCTTCAACTTGTTCTTTGGCTTTTTCTGTGACAGCAGCTTCAAAAACAAGGGTAGCCTTTTCTTTGAATTCGTCTGAAAGTTCTTGGCCTTCAAACAGATTTCCGAAATTTTCTTGTAACATGATTACTCCTAAATGTTTTATAATATTATTTATATTTATTTATTCTTTAAATTATTCATAAAATCTTGGAATAATTTAAATTTTATTTCGTTTAATTCTTTTGTAGAAGATTTTTTAATAACTTGTTTATAGTTATCAATAATACTTTCTGTAATAACTCCATCTACAATATCAAAAATCTTGTTTTCTAGGATTCCTTGTACAAATGCATCTGGTGCAGAAGGATCAGTAACAATATCTATACACGATAGTTTGAAATCATCTTGTACTTCATTTAATCCAGAAGAATTTTTCTTTAATGTGCCAATACCTCGTGTAGAAACTCCAAATTTGACACCATCATCAATAAATGCCTTTACAATATTTCCGCACGGAGTATTTAATATATTCGCTTTGCCATATACATTATTCCCATCAAATTTTAATTCTGTAATTCGGTGGGAAACTCTATCTGGATTAACATGATAGTGCAAAGGATGGCACATTTCCGCTAAAGCTCTATTTTCATTAACAAAATTCTTCACATATGAATTTATTTCTCGCTCCATAACAGGCATACGATAAATTCTTCCGTTTCTGTTACCAACCTCAGCTTGAGCAAATATTCCAGAGATTGTATATTTTTTCCCAGAATCGGTTGATTCTGTAATCATTTCTACATCATCATATAATTCTGTTATTAGTTTCATTTAAAATCCTTGACTATTTTATGTGGCATTTTCTCTGCATCTGAAATTTTGTTAGCAAATAAAAACCCTGTATATCCACGATTTTTTAAATTATCTACTTCTTTTTGTGCAGAATTTTTAGTTGAATGTGTTGATAAATGATATAATGTAGTAGGTTTTGTTGGGTATTCTTTTGCCGTTTTAATATCTTCTGGTCGTTGGTGATATACACCATATTGCTCGTTCACAGATTCATTCATTTCATTATTATAAATTCTGGATGCAACATCTTGGCGCATATTGTCAATTCTGGTTTTTAAAATACTTGACATAGCTGCGCCAAATTGTTCTTGTGCCTCGATTGGTTTATTATTGATAATAGATGCCAAAATATTTGCACCAAATGATTCGTTCATTTTTTTTGGTTTAATTGCTTCTACATGTTTTTGAATTTGCGAATCATGATATTTTGCTATAGATTTCGATATTCTACCTTGACCATCTTCATTCTCAATTTTTTTGCTAAGATTTAACCAATGTTTCCTAGCAGTTTTGTGTGCATCGATTGCTCGTTTATGGTCATCATATAAATTACTTTTTAGTGCTTTTTCGCTTTTTTCATGGGCAATTGTTGTATATGATGCGTAATCTACCTCTTCATGTAAAATACAAACTTCATTAATATATTGTATCAACTCTTCTTTTGATAATTCATCCAATTGCTCAGATTCTTTTGTTAATTTATCCATTGCTTTATCCATACCCTTTTTACGTTTTTCGTCGGTTTCTGTATCATCTGCTTTATTATATTCGTCGCCAGCTTTTCCAGATTTGAAACTTGCACCAGATGCTCTTAAAATTCTGTCTTCTACATTTGCTCGCATATAACTTTTCAAAGTCTCTTTGCTAAGTTCGAGCAAAGATTGTTCTGTTGGTACAGATGTTTCATCTAATACCAATGATTCATGTTCCAACTCTTCTTTAACCAATCCTTCTAATCTTTTCTCATTATCAATTTTGGATTTTCCACCTAAAAACTTTGCAACAAAATCTGCTTCATCTTTATTTTTTTCAACATCTTCATGTTCATCATGGCTGACTTCAATGTTGAAATGACCATCTTTGATATCTTTTGTTGGATCAACTTTGCCAAGATATTTACTTTCTTTATCAAATTGAATATGTACAGTTTTTTGCATATTAATTACCAAGTTTTTTAAGGATTATGCTAGTTTGTACATCATTTAACAAAATGGATTCATCTATTTTCATAGTTTCTAGCAAATATTGAATATTATTTATTTTACTGATTTGAACAGATTCATTTATTACCGATTCATTGGAACCAGCAGGCATCAATTTTGCAACAGGTTTTCCACCACGTTTAATCATAATGGTTGCTCCTTGAGCAACTTGATTAATAGTTTTGGACATTGTATGTTGCACATC